AAAACCATCCAAAGAGTTATATCTGAAATAAGAGTCTATATTGTCGTGCATATTGATACCTTTGTTCATAACGATATACTCTATGTTATTATCACTTTTATAGTAAAGCACATCGCCTGGCTTGGCGTCATAAATATTCCATAATCTCGCATTTCTATCAACCTCATCACATTTTTGAATTGTATAATTATCTCCATATCTAAGTTGATATTGGTTATCTATAACAGCAACTACTTGATAGATATTTTCTGTACCATGGTGTATAATCCAATCGCCCATTTTGAATTTCGGCTCTATTTTATTTGCGTTATCAGTCTTTTCTTCATTGATTGCCTCGAGTGCTGCTTTACCTTGGGGCTTTTCAAGTTTCTTTTTCATATAGTCATAGACTTTACTCCAATCTGAATCCACAACAGCATTTACTAAATCTTCACATTCCATATTGGATAGACACATACCTAATGTGTTTCTGTCAAGGTAAGTTATAATTGATGATGCGACGTCTTTTCTTGCTCCTATCAACATCTTTTCTTTATCAATAGAAACTTGCTTTTCAAGCCAATCCTGAATTTCTTCAATCGGAAGACCTCCAAAATCAGTCCATCCAGCATCTTCTGCAACATCAGTTAAACCTATGGAGATGGCCTGCAATATTTCATCATCACGGGTTATAATATTGTTATCAAATTCCTCGCTTTGTGTTTCCATCGTGTCTTGCTCACCTTGATTTTCAAGACCTAATAGTTTTGAAATCGCAAGTTCAGATAAAGCATTTATGGCTTTTGATTTAGCTTCTTCAACCATTGCTTCATTCATTGCCATTTGATAGATATTATCAGCAACAAGAAGTTCTTCAAGATTTTCATATCTTGGGTCAACTTCTTTTTTACCTTGCTTTTCAAGCCAAGCAATCCAAGAACTAAAATCAAGATTTCTATAATGGTCGTACTCAAATTCTTTTAAGAAACTAATTATTTGTTTCCTTATCTTCTCATCCTCGTTTTCCGTGAGCTCGGGTACATTGTCCTGCACCCAGTTCTGGAGACCTTCGTCATGAGGATTGGCCTCCATCATTTCCTTGATTGCATCAATCAATTCGTTATATCTTTTTTCGTAGTTCATAATCATTTGTTTTAGAGTTATTAAAAATCGGGAGTCTGTCCTCCCTGTCAGCCGTGCTATTGCGACTTGTCATCGGTTCAGACCTTCACGGGCACTTTTTTCTTCATTTCCTGTGGAAAAACAATCCTTCGTTGTCTGCAAATGTATGCGTAGAATATTGATTGTGGGTGTCGGGTTCATCTCTGATGCCTCGCCCCGCCCTCCGCTGGTCGTAGCACCGCCATTGCATTCGCTGATGCGGTGGCGTTATATCTTCCTGTCCTCAAAAAGATGGACTAATCTTGACTTGCGTCCGTTCGTTATGAGGTTTCCGACCGTCCGCTTCATGTAGGCTTCGGGGAATGCTATCGCCCTGTAGAATGTGGTCATCACCTCATAGCACCTCGTTATGGCTTGGTCTGCGTACATCAGAGCCTTCTGATAGCCGACCCCCCCCCTTGCGGTGCGGGCATATTTCACAAGCGCATCCCTGTAGCCGTAGAGGTTCGTGTGCAACTCGTCCTTGCCTTCCCCTGTGTCGATGATGCGCCTCATCAGAAGCACATAGTAGCTCGCCTTCTCATAGTCGCTCTTCACCGCCTCCACGTTTTCGTCACTCTTCCTCCGCTCGTCAACCTTCCTCATTGCCTCTGAATGTGCCTCGCCGATTGTCCGCACACATGGACTGCCGTCTCCGTCAAGGTAGAACGAATAGCCCTCCGGGCATTCCCTCGGGTCGATTCCGTTGTCGGCACAATAGACCAGCTTGGCGACTGGCAGGTGGTTCTTCCGTCCGCTTTCGTCCCACACCTCCACGTTTCCCTTCCGCACCGCCACAAACTTGCCATAACGGTGACTCCACACCTTGCCGTTGTAGATTCCGTATCGGGGAAATCCCTGAATAGACTTCATCCGCTTGCGCATCTTCACCGCCTCGTTATGACTTATTCCCATTCTTCAAATTCTTGATTATCTCATACACCATCACAACCAAGCAGAAGCCGTTGCTGACAATCAGCGGTGTGTTTTTGGTAAAAATTCCGTTCAGCATCCAGAAGAAATTGCCTATGGACACCAAGTATTTCACAAGCGATGCCCGCTTCGCCAGCATCCCTGCGCCACGGAATAACGTGGCTATCCAGCCTAATAGTTCTATCATGATTTCAGTTTTTAAAATTTAATAGCACCGAAAACCTTGTTCAGCGCTTTTTTCTTTTCCTCGTTGTTGGAATGTACGTAAATTTCCAGTGTCGTCGCCGGCGAGGCATGACCGAGTACCGCCGCCACGGTGGCGATGTCCACACCCTTGTTGAGCATCCGTGTGGCGCAAGTGTGGCGCAGTGCGTGGAAATTGAGTTTTGGCAGTCCTCTCCGCTCAAGAAGTTTGTCGTAATGTGTCCGCAAAACTCTCGGCTCACAAGGCTGCTCACCCATGCTTGCGATGAAGTAGTCATCATTCACCATCACCCTCATGCCTTTCAGTACCTTGTACACCGCAGGAATGAGCGGACAGGCTCTTTCTGACTTCGCAGTCTTCGGGGTCATGAGTGCGAGGGTCGTACTGCCTTGCTTCCCGCTCTTGCAGAACACCTCGATGATGTCACCGCTGGCGAGATACGATTCCTTCTCCTCCTTGCCAATCATATACAACCTCTCCAATGTTCCTCTCACATTTGCGAGCTTGTAATCCCAGTCGATGTCCTTAAAGCGGAGAGCGCAGACCTCGCCGATTCGCATCCCTGTCGTAAGCGAGATGATGATGGCAAGTGTCTTGGGGGACGGGTTGTCCTTCATCTCCTTGATGAGTGCGCCTGCCTCCTTCTCCGTGAAGAACTGAACGTCAGACTTCGCACCTTTTGACCTGGTTCTCCTTCTCTCGACAACATGGTTCGCCCACGGGATGCCGAGTTTCCTCTTCGCAAACCTCATGACCTGTGCGAAGAAATTGTATATTTCGTACGATGCGGTATCTGATAGTGACGTCTTCAGCTTGTCGACGAACTGCTCGCACTCATCAAGGGTTATCTCATCGCTATCGAGGTCTCTGTTACCGAAAAACGGAAGGATATGGTTTGCTATCTGGCACTTCCTAATCGCCAGCGTGCCCGGCTTGACTCCCGTCTCGTAAATCGGGAGGTACTTGTCTAAAATTTCCTGTAGCTTCATTTTTTTTCTGCATTTTAGATTTTAACGACATCAGAAAAACCGAGCGCATCGTCTTTGCGGTTATTAAGCAAATACACCGCCTTGATGTCTTTCTCCAGCACATCGCCGTGATACACCTCACCGACCATCCCTCTGATGGACAAGTTAAGGAGGAGTATCGGCACACTCCTGTCGCTGATTTCCCAACAGGAGAAGCGGTTTTGTGAAGGGTAGTAGTCAAACGGGACCTTCTTCAGACATTCGTTCCACCATTTCGCTATGAGCGCACCGCCTGTTCCAGCCGTGGGTTCATGGATCGTTCCCTCGCCTGTCAGATTCGCAAGTAGGATATTCACCTCTATCGGGGTGAAATCCTGCTTCTTCGTCTTCCGTTCCGTCAGACTCTCCTCAAATGCCTCTTGAAACCAGTCAGCACCCATGTCGTAGTTGTTGATTTTAAGCAACTCCTTGTACCGCTCGTTTCTCTCTTCGGCTGGAGACATGACCAACTGCATGGCTGCGTTCGGGAGGTCGAGGATGTCATTGATGCCAAAGAACTTTTTTATCTCAATTTCTTTCATGATTTTTTAATTTTTTATTAAGTTTGAAAAATCTTTGCTGACGAGCGTCACATCTGAGTAATGGAGCGGGTCGTTTTTCTCGTTCGTCAGCACGTAGACCTGGTAGATTTCGTTCGTCATGGAGTTTGCGTGGAAAACCATGCCACATATACCGCGGATGGAGAGGTTGAGCAACAGGAACGGGATGGTCTTGACGCTTAACTCTGAGCATACCACGAGGTGATCCATGGGCTTGTACTCCCATGGCATCTGAAGCTTGCGTGTGAGCCACCAGTCTCTGATGACCAGCTGGCCAGTGCCCGCAGCAGGGTCGTATGAGATTTCTTTGTCGTCGGAGTCCTTGCTGAACCTGTCGTGAAGCACATCGTGGATGACGCTTGCGATGCACGGCGGCGTGAAATCCTGCTTGTTCTGACGCCGGTCGGCGTGCTCCTCCTGGAAATACTCGAAGAACCAATCCCTGGAGTAATCGGACCCGAACAGTTCTGCCAGCTCGTAATATACTCTGTCCCGCTCGCGCCGGTCGTCTCCAGTCACCAGAGCCAGCACCCTGTCTGGCGCCTGGTAGGAGTCATTGATTCCAAGGATTTCGTTCACCTTAGATAATGTATTTCTCGTGTTCCCGCTTGACTTCTTCATCTGATGTGATTGCATATATGGTTGTTGTCTTGATGTCCGAATGACCGAGCATCCTCTGCACGTCGGTAATCTTCATCCCTCTCTTCAGCGCCAGTGTCGCGGCCGTACGGCGGAACCTGTGCGGGTGGACGTCCTTGATGCCTGCCTTCTTCCCAAGCTTCCTGATCATGACCTCGACACCGCTCTTCGTGAGCCGTCCTGCAGGTGCGTCCTGCTTCGTGGTGAATCCCTCGTAATCGGAAACGAACAAGGCGCTCTCGCTGTCCTGGCGTTGGTCGAGGTATTCCTGCAGCAGCACCTTGCACCGTGCGGAAAAATACACCATGCGGTATTTCTTGCCTTTTCCGAGAACCATGACCTGCGATTCCGCGAAGTTCAGGTCTTCCCGGTTGACTCCGCACATCTCCGACACCCGGCATCCTGTGGAATACAAGAATTCGACGATGCACTTGTTCCGGACACTGCCCGCACACTGACGCAGTCTCTCGAGCTCTTCTTCCGTGAACGGCTGCCTCACCTTCTTCGTCTCCCTGATGCTGGCAATGCGCAGCATGGGGTTCTTGACGATGAGCTCCTCTTTCGTGATCCATCCGAAGAAGGAGCAGAGCGACCGCCTGACCAGGTTCATGTATGCCGGGCTTTTCTTGTCGAGCCTCATGCTTGCCAGCAGCAGCCTGATGTCGTCAGAGGTGATGTCCCTGATGTGCTTTCCTATCTTCTCCAGCGCGCCGGCGATTGTCCGCCTGTACGTACTGATGGAGCCGTCAGTCAGGCCCTCTGTGGCCTTTGCGATGAAGAATTTCTTCAGCATGGCGGCGTCTCCGCCGTCGTAAACCACAATTTCCGTCGGCTTGACTTTCAGGTCGTACTTCCCCAGCTGCAGAGCCACGATGTCCATGACCACGGCAATTTCCTCTGTCGGTATACTCCCGAAGAGTGCCGTGCGCAAATTACTTAGAAATATCTCCTTCATATCTCAATTTCTTTCATAGTCCAAGCTTTTCTTCAGTTTCAAAAATTTTTCCTTCGTGGTAAGACCGAGCACCTCGCCTTCTTTTCTGGCGCTCTTCTGAAAATTGTATGCGGCGAGTGCCTCGTCCCATCCTTTCACCGCAATCTCGAGATGATCACGGTGATGCCAGTGGAACTGGTCGTATATCACGTAGGTCTCGTTTTTCCTTCCCATGGCTCATCTGATTGCGTCCTTGTGGCAGATGCTCAGTCCTCCTCAACGTAGAAATCCTCCATCGTCCATGCCTGGCAGTCCCCCTTCACCCTCTCGAGGTGCTGAATCCTCTGCCTGTGGTCCTTGCGGACGGGGTTCGCCCCGTAGGTCGACTTAATCCTTCCTATCTCGTCGGTGCATATCTGCGCCAGCTCGTCGAGGAGCTCTTTCGGCGTGTAGTGCTTCCCCTGCCACAGTCTCGTGGCGTCCTTGTACGGCAGGCACGGCTTGTCGTCCATTCCGAGGTCATACTCGTCTGTCTCGATCGTGCCCTTCCATGTCATGTTCGCCGTGCCCTCCACGCTGAATTCCTCATAGTCGGGGGTGTCCGGTTCCTGGTTCCACGGCGCACGGGGGTCGTTCTCAGCACCAGGCGGGTAGTTGCTGTTGCTTCCAAATACATGAATCATAATTTTGTTGTTTTTAGTTTGTTAATTATCCGAAATCCCAGTACTGGGTTTCCTCACTCTCATCGTCGAACACCTCGAACTGCTCGCTGTCGTCGATGTCATACTCGTTGCCTGTCATGATCTATCTTTGATTTTGCGATTGTAAATGTTTCCTTGTCTATCTCGTAGCCTATAAAATGTTTTCTTTGCTCCAACGCCGCCGACTCTATTACTCCGCTTCCGACAAACGGGTCTAATATAACCCCGCCGTCAGGACAGAAGCATCGGAGAAGTATGTCAATCAGGGAGCGTGGTTTTGCGGGTATCTTGCCGCTGTTCGGTTTGTTGAAGTGGAGATGGTCTCTGAGCCACACCCCGTCTCCCGATTTTTGAAACGTCCTGCCTTCCTTCTCATAGTTCTCGAATACCTTGCTTTTTCTCTTAAAATCCCTCGTCTGCTCATTGTATGGCTGTCCGGTCCTGCAGTTGAAAAAAAACTCCTTAGATACGGTGCACCAGTAAATTTTCTGCGTGCTGACCAATGGCATTCTATTACTCACCCAGGCTCCGCCATTGCAGAAAGTCCATACAATCTCACGGCGAAAAATATGGTCTATCTCATTTCGCAGATTGAAATCAAATGGCTGTTTGGTAAAGCAGAGGAGATTTGCCGTCGGCTTCATGACCCGCACAGCCTCGCAAATGAGTCCACGGTCACAAAGGCAGTCCCAGTCATTGTAGTTCGGGTCAAGAATGACAAGGTCAACACTTTCATCCTCTACGTCGCAAATAGCGTCCATACAGTCCGCATTGTAAATGTTGTCATACTCGTTCGCTTCCATTGCTCTCCTTCGTTTCGTTAATGCACTTTATCTGTTCACTTTTATCTTGGTTATCCATTTGGGGTCACTCTCATAGTAAAATCGCACACCCTTGTACCTGTGGTCGGTGTTGACCTTCCGTCTCTTCGCTGATTCGGTCTTCATGTTCAGAGCGCAGCACCTTCTCACGTTCTCTCTGCTCCCTCCTATCCATTCGCCAGCTGCACCGATATATGGAAGCCACACCCACCTTCCGTCGTCCATCACTGCGATGACAGCCTTACGGCACCTCCCGCAGTTGTCAGGTCTTGTCTTCGGCTGGTATTTGCGCAGGTTCTTCCACCCTTTCATTGCCCGTTTCATTGACCTTTTCTTCATATACTCGGACCATTTCTTGCCCTTGTTAAATGGCACATGTCCTTTCAGGAATTGCCCGGTTGTTGGGTTAACCCCAAGTCGCTCCGTCGGGATCTTCAGTTCTCCGTAGTCTCTCATTGGTTCCTCAGCTCTCTTAGTTGTTTCTTTAAGTTAGTGGTCACTCGCTTTCATTTCTTATCAGCTTATAAAGTTTGAAATTGCGTACGTCCATCCATAGCGGGAGCTCGTCCAGCTCCACCTCCTGCAGGTAGTCGTTGCCCGCCTGCATGGAGAGGATGACCTGGAAGGTGCGGTCCTCCGCACGGGTGGGGTAGTGGTCACGGTCTCCGTCGTTGTCAATCCTCATCACCACCTTGCCGTTTATCCTCACCACGATCGCCTCGTCATCCCATGAGCACTCGAACTTGTTCCATCCGTCCTTGATGACTGGCGTCGCCGTATGTCTGAAATTTTCCTCCTTCCGCATGGATGCAGGAAAGTGGTACGACGTGTCGGTGTTGTCCCTTGTCTCGTAATACTCCGAGAGGTCCACCTCGTAGTAGGTTGCGAAGTTGTCACGGCTTCCGTCGGGGTGGTTCATCCATATCGCTGGCCATGTTCCCTTGCCTCCCTTGAACCTCGCCTCCACCTCCAGCTTTCCGTCTCCGTAGGCTTCCCTGGTCTTGATGGCGGCGCATCGGTAGTCGTTGCCGTCCCTCACACAATCCAGTCTTGTGAAAGTAATAAACGCCAAGGGTATCCGTCCTGCGTTTGCGCACCATGACGAGTAACGTGTCGTCACCACCTGCCATGCGCCGTCGTCCAAGCCAATAATCACGGGGTTGTCGATTATCAGCTTGTATTTTTTCCGTTTGCGGAAAAGGCCTCTCAGCCAGTTCCAGAATCTCTTGAAAATGTTCATTGTCATTTGTCATTGAATTTGTAATAGTCGTGATTAGCTCTCTCTCCTGTCACCGCTCCGTACGGCGAGTAGGCGTACGCCATGCGCATCTCCTGGTAGGCGGTCGGCCTGTCGGGTTCTCTCTCTTTTTTCTTCTTCCCGCTCAGTTCCGCCTTCAGCTGCCTCATCAGCTTCTGCTTCCTTTTCCTTTCCTCCATGCGCTCCTGCCGCTCCTCGTCCGTCAGCTTTTTCCTCGAGCTCATCAGCGGGCATACGGCGTCGTCGCCCTTGATGGTGAATCCGTTTTCCCTGGCCTTGCGCTCGAATCGGTCAAGCCGCCTCGTCTGCTCTCCGAACAGGAGGACGAGCCTCTCGGGGGAGTCGGCTTTGCCAACCGTGTAGCCCCTCTTTCTCGCCTCCGTCCGCACGTAGTGCTGGCTGGCGGTCATCCCCAGGTTCCTGCTCCTCCGCACTTTCGTTGCGTTTGCCGTGCTCTCCCTGCGCATTTGTGAGATGTAAAGCACGTCCTTGTATAGGTTGTGGGCTCGGGCAAGTCGGAACACGGCCACCTCGCTGATGCCCATCTGGGAGGCGAGCCACTTGTTCGCCCGCTCGGGGTAGTAGGCGGCGAACCATGCCTTCTGAGTCTCCGTCAGGTGGTATCTCATGTGGCAGCCTCCGCCTGTCCTCTGCAGGGGACCTGGGAACGGCGTGAACGGCTCAGTTGTCTTCTCCATCTTCCTTGTCCTCCTTCTTCTTGTCCATTCCGAAGAACTGTCTCAGCCTGTCCTCCTCGCACTCGCTGTCGAGCATGTGGCACACGATGACCGTGAAGCTCACTATCACGGCAATCAGAATCAATGTGATGCAGATTGTAATTGTCTCCATAATCAGTTATTTTTAAGTTTTGACACAAATTCAAACATTTTAATTATCATTCCATTCATGACCTTCGACCGTCCGTAGTCCACCTGCTCGGCGGTGATTTCGACAGGAAGTTCAAGCACATGCCTCGCCAGTTCCCCGTAGCAGTCGGGGATGTCACGTGCGTTGAGCCATGAGGCGACCACCTTGTGATGGGTGTACACCTTCACTTTCTTGTCGGCGGCGAAGTGGAGGGCACCTGCGAGCGCGTACAGCTCGGACTGGTAGCACTCCTTCCCCGGGATGAAGGGTATGACGCCTCCTTTCGTCCTCAGCCCGTCATGGTTGGCGAAGCAACGGAAATTCTCTATCTTCCCGCTCCTGACGGTGAAGGCGCTGGCTGTGTAGCCTCCCTGCTCGATGGTCTTGATGTATATATCTTTCATGTCAGAATGGTAAATAATCGTCTTGCGACGGCGTGTTAAATGGCATTAATTGTGGCTGAAGGTGCTCCATGTTGTCGGACACGTCATTCATTGAGTGTATCTCCCTGGACTCTGGCGACATGGTGTCCACGTTGTATTGCGGTTTCTTCTCCTTGTCGTCCTTGGTCACCATAGTATAACCTGCGGTGGGGTCTGGAAGTGTGCCCTTGTACCAGCTGTATGGCCTGCACGAGTAAATCACATGGGCTGGCTTCCCGTCCTTTTCCCACATTCCAAGGCAGTCCGTCCTGTCGAGGAACCTGCGGGACTTGACGTGGTAGTAGAGCCCGACGAGGTTGTCTATGTTTCCGTGCATTCGGTTCTTCGATATTTCCACGACATTGCCCTGGTATGCATCGTTGAGGATAATCCCGTCCTTGCCTTCGGTCGCAAAGTCCTTAATCCTCTTTTCTCCGAGATATTCCCTGCCTCGTCTGTAGAAGTCGAGGTTCACGCGGTGGATGATGAAGATGTCGTCCGCCTTGTTCACGATGTCGCTCGAACCGCTGATGTCCTCGTTACGGATGAAGGACGTGACCTTGCGCGGGTGGCACACCAGCATCACGACGGCACTGCGCTTGGCCGCGAAGTCCTTCAGGGTGGATATGACCTCCTTCTGGGCTTCATACTTTCCGTCAGTCAGCAAGTCTATGTCCAGCGTCATGAGGTTGTCGAGGATGAACATGCGGGCACCGGCGTCGGCGGCGAGGCTCATGTCAGCGAACACCTGCGACCATTTGTATCCGTAGTTGTTGTTGTAGAGCATCACACGCCCGCGGATCCATTCGTCTATCTGGCTCACATACTCGGGGGCAAGGTGGGTGTCACCGTCCTCGTCCTTTCTCACGAGCGGTCCTGCCGCTGCGTTGTACAGCCACAATTTCACGATGTGCGGTGGAAGCTCTCCAGACCACATGGCCACCTTGTACCCCTGCTCAATGACATTGAGGATAAGGGTGTTTATCCACGACGACTTGCCTGCTCCCGCCCTGCCTGAGAGAATGACGAGCTCGCTCATGTACATGCCGTGGATGAAGGCGTCGAGCCCTGGGAACCCTGTCAGTATCTTCTCCATCTTCGACGTGTCCACCATCTCCACCTCCGAGAAGTCCAGCCATTTCTTTCCGTCCTGGTCGTTCTCCTCCTTCGGCTCGGCTGGTGTGAAGTCCTGCGCTCCCTGGGATGGTTGCGCCTGCTGGTGCCACTGTTCCTCACGTCTTGCATAGTCGGGCTCATAGAGTTTCCTGAAGTCAGACCAGCCGTGACCGCTGCACGAGTTATGGAAGCACTTGAACGCCACGGCTCCCGACGGCATGGACATAAGACAGGCGTCGCCGTCCTTGTGCGAGGAGTCAAACGGGCATTCCGCGAGGTTGTACACGACCCTGCCGTCCGTCATTGTCTTCTGTGATGTCACCTTGATGTGGTGCCTGTCGATGAAGTCCTGAAGGGAGAACGGTGCGGACTGGCTCCGTACGGGATGTTCCTCCTTGATTGTGTATTGTGCCACATATGCCTCCAGCAGTTCTGCAGGCAAAGTCTTGATGGTGTTAGGCACGTACACGATTTTTGACATGCGCCACGGCCTCTCTGGCGAGTTTGTTCCCTTTCTTGCCTCCGTGCCGTACAGCTTGCAGATGCGGGCGGCGTTCACGACCTTCTGGTCTATGTCTATCACACCGCCTCCGTACGTGTCCTGGAGAATCTTCATGAAACCCTTGACGGTCTCAAGTGTCCGGCTGTCGTTCGGCATGTCCACCTTGTAGACCAGATGCCACCCGTTCCCGCTCATGCAGACGACAGGCGCGGGGAAGCCTGCGGACTTCAGTCCACGGAACACCTTCCTTGCCGTTTCATGTGCCGCGTTCCTCTCAGCCTCGGACGACGACACGTCCGTCGGTCTTTTCGGGTCGATGTCAACGAGCAGCCAGTCGCGCCATATGATGTCATTGTCAGATGTCGTCGCCTTCGGCTTCATCACGAGGTGCTCCCGCTGATCACGTGAGTAGCATCCGTCGTTCAGCCTGTTCGGTGTGAAATAGACCTGGCACTTCTCTTCCCTGAGCGTCCTCAGGTCTCTGATGACATTATCCACGCTCCTGTAGTACCCGCTGTAGTTCCTCTGGCCGAGGACGCGCACCTCCACAAGGTCTGTGACAAATATGTCCCACCACTTTCTTATCGTCTTCTCGTCTATCATATCATTTCCCACTTTTTTCCCTGGGCATTCCACCTCACCGCGTTCTCCCAGTCGCCGTACATGTTGAGCACTACACCGTCCGGGCGGTCCTCGTCACTATATCCGTCAATGATATTGACACCACGTCTCCATACATAATTCAGGTAATGATTTCCTCTCTCGTCCGTAACCACATCCCCTCCTGGCTCGTACCTCCGCTTTTCCTTCTGCGGGTCGAAGCGCTTCACGTTCCGTTCTGCTCCATCGTAGTAAACAGGGTCCTCATACGTCCGTTCTCTCAGATACCTCTCCAGCCCGAACCGATATTTTCTCGCCGTCTCAGCCACATAGTGGCCCACGTGCTCCTTCACTTTTCCGATTTCCTCGTCGCTCAACTGCTGCCATAAATCCCAAGCCCTGTTCTTGCTCCCTTTCCCGAGCACACGGAACACCTCGAGGAACTCGTCCGTGTATGCCCTGGAATTTTCCGAATTTAATCCGTCCTTTTCTTTTGTTATAATATTTTCTTTTATTTCTTCTTTTATTTCTTTATTATTTACCGTTGACGTTTCGTCAATAGTCAGTTGACGTTTCGTCAATGGGCTGTTGACGTTTTGACAACACCCTTGACGTTTTATCAATGCCTCATACCGTACGGTTTTCTTTCCGTTTGAGGTGGTCTCCACCTTTCTGAGGATTCCATCCCTCACCATTTTGGCGAGCATCCGGCAGATATTCTCGCGGCTGCACCCCGTCAGCTTCGAGATGAAGGACAACGACCCATAGAAGCCGTCCTCACCCTGCAGACTGCTGACGAGCGCATAGACGAGCAGTCTGTTCCCGCTGAGTCCCGTGTCCTCTGACATCCACTCGTACACCTTGAAATATCTGTCCTTCTTCTCAGCCATTCCTCCTTCCGTATTCGGCGATGAGCAGCGCATCCGCTGTCGCCAGTGTGATCTGCCGTGAGATGACCGGGAACAGCTGCTGCGCCTTCGCCTTCAGCTTGTTCTTCCACTCCATCTTGTTGCCTTCACTCTTGCCCAGCTGGAACACCTTCTGCCACTTGGCTGGTGTCACAGTCTCCGTGCGGATGCCGAGCGACAGCAGTGCCATCTCAAGGTGACCGCAGTGCCGTGCGAATTTGGCGGTGGCTCTCGATGACTGCCCTGGCATTCCGTGCCCCACGTCCTCCATGTACGCAGTCAGCGTAATGTCGTCACGCTTGCACATGGTGCAGACCTCTGCCAGGAACTCATGCAGGTCGGCAGGGGTGGGCGGCATCTTGATAAGAAACACCACCTCCCCCATGTCAGTAAGCACGGCGATGCCGCCGATTGCGCCTGGGTCTATCCCTATAGTCACTTTCGTTGTCATGGCTTCTGCGTCTTTATCTCGTTCTTGCGTTCGGTCAGAGCCTTGCGCACCTTGTCAGACACGACACCTCCGTTGTCCTTCTCCGCCTGTCTGAATATGTCCATCAGCTGGGTGTTGTCCTCCGCACCCGCTATGGCGGCGAGGTAGTCGGCGTCCTTGTTGTCGTCGATGGCGAAAAGCCCGTTAAGTGCGTACTTGCGTGCGTAGGAGCTGGCGGTGCCGGTTATCTGGCTTTCGTCCATTCCCTTTTTCGTCTCGGCCTCCCGTGCGAAGGCTGACGCGCTCACGGTCTGTCCGTCCTTGTTTGTGATGGTGGCCTCCGACTTGACGTAGTAGCGGTCGCCTATGAGTGCGATGTCGTCACGCAGGGTGACCACGCACCCGTATTTGGCGAGCAGAGGCTTGAGTGCCTCCAGTATGTCCTCGGTTGACCTGTAGGAGTAGTTGCCGAAGCGGTTGAACTGCCCCTTCGGAGCTCTCAGCTCCTGTTGTATCTTCATCAGTTCGTCCATGGTAATAAGTGTTAATGGTTGATGTTTATCTTAGTTTTATGAGTGCGTAACCGCTCCTCTTCGTCACCTTGCGGTATTTCGCCTCCAGTTCCTCCGCCCACTGCGGGTCGTGCTTGCGGATGTAGGCGAGGAAAGACCTGGAGTCGAACGACACGGACTCCGTCGGGTCCACCCTCGTCACGCTGAAGTAGTCGTTCCGCACGGACTTGATGTTGTGCCTGCACATGAAGTCGTAGAGCGTCGCCTTGAATTCGGCGATCTGCTCCTCCCTCACCTTTATCTCGTCCATCAGCATGGCGGCCTGCGCCAGCCCGCCCCTCACGTATTCGGGGAGTGACTCGACGGACTCCTCCTCCTGCTCCTCGTATGTGAAGTCCTCGAGTGTCTCGTCGAGGATGTCCATCGCCTTGCCCATGTCGAAGATCGGGGCGGGGAAGTCCACGGGGAGGACGGTCATGCACGACGGCTCGAACCTGTCGATATGTCCCGTTCCGTCCGTCTGATAATGCACGAGGTACACCTTGACCGTCCATGCGCCCTCCATCACGTCTGCCTGCTCACGGGCGAGCAGATGGTGTACGTAAAGCTGTGGGAGGTATGTCCGCTCCGTGTCCTCGAGGTTGAAGCGTGTCGTCTTCACCTCGTAGACGTGCAGCGTCCTCGTCTGGGTGTCCGCCCGCACGATGTCGGGGTGGCTGATGAGCGTCACGTTCTTCCGCTTGTAGATGTCCGACACCCACTTCGGGTTCGACTCGTAGCCCTCGCCCTGCTCGCTGAGGATGCGGAAAATCTCCTGCTCCACCATGTCGCCCAGCTCCATCGCCCTTGTCTTCACCCCGTCGACTGACGGGACGATACCCTTGATTACGGCCAGACGCCTGGCGTATGCGGACGGCACCTTGCCATCGCGTGCAATCCGCTCGAGCATCGCCCCGTCCGACGATCCGACACACCCGTTACGTGTGCTGATGATGTCCTGCTTGTACTCTTCCATAGTCCGTCGTGTTTAGAATGGCAGCTGTTCGCCTTGCGGTTGCTGGTTCGGTGTCTGCGGTACGTTCTGACGCACGTTGTGCGCCTGCCCGCCTGTCGCATAGTCGTAGAGGTCCTTCACGTTCTGAGGCGGTCTCTGGGGCTGTGTGTACTGCTGTTGCTGGTACTGCTGAGACTGGTACTGCTGAGGCTGGTACTGCTGAGGCTGTGCCTGCGGTTGTGACTGCTGGCCGTTGCCCGTCATAAACTCGAGGTCATTGACCATGATGGAGAGGTACGTGTGCTGTTGTCCGTCGTTCCCCTGGTACTCGTCCATGGATGCCCGTCCTGTCACCGTCACCTTCGTTCCCTTGGTGAGGTACTGCACAAGCTTGCCGTTTGGGTCGGACTTCATGCACGACCACCACGTGGTCTTCTCCTGCTGTTGTCCGTCCTTGTTGTACTTGCGTGAGTCTGCCACGCTGAAACAGGCGTACTGCCCGTTACCCATCTGGCGCAGGGTGGCGTCCCTGCCGATGTTTCCTGTTACTGATACGATGTTCATAATTTCTTTTTTTTTAATATAGTTAAATCAATCCGTTGAGTTTTTTTGTCAGTCCGTCGAGGAACGACAATTTTCCTTTCTTTGCGAGCATCGGGTACAACCTAAAGGCCGGCGCGGCTACGGACACACCTTCATAACTGACATTACCATTCCGATTCAGCTCCTCAATCCTGTTTACGGTAAACGGGTTGTTGCTGATGACCGCCACATCCTTCACGTTTGTAAGATTACGGCTGATGAACTGAAACGCATTGCATATTGCCACCAGTTCAAGAATGTACTGTTCCTTGTGCTTGGCCAAGAAGGCATAGGAAGAAGACTCCGTATCTGCGTACATGATACCACCGTCCAACGATTCATCCAACTGCTCGTATATCAGGTTTCCTCCGCCGACCAGTCTGAAACCGCATGCGCCTTCCTCACTGCCAGGGGCTGCCACACTTTTTACAAGAAGGTTAACAGCCTCGATGCCTCTGTAGCTTTCGTCAATGTTTTCCATGTCACATCCTCCTTTTATCGCCCATCAAATTCAAATCCCCGTGAAATAACCTAAGACTATACCCTTGCTTCGGATTTTCGACAAATACGGCGTCCGCCCCTTCCGCAATAAACCACATGTCCTTAAACCGCTTGTCCGAGTCGAATAAAATGGCGATTTTCTTCCCGCAAGCACAGGCATAGCCGAGCTCAAATAAAGTCCCGAAACATGTGCCGTCATTGATATAAGCGAATACAATATCGGCATTGCTAATTTGTTCACGACAAATCTCAAATACATCGGTTCTTGACAGTTTGGAATCTTCAGCACAGGCTTTACGTTCCAAGCCGACGCCGTGATTTCTCTCGCCGTGGTAACAGCCGTGGTCGCAGGAGATAAAAAAGGGTCCCGTAATTGCAACATTCTGGCTATACATAATTTCTCGCCCCTTAAAAATCTGACGGGAGGCGTCCATTTTGGCAGGGCTGCCATCACGCATGTTTATAATACACTCCCGCCAACCGTTTTCCTTGATTTTCCCGGCTAAATATACTTTCAGAGGACCTTCGCCTCCCTCATGACGTACATTCTCAATGACTGAGTCAAAAACTTCTTTTAATAGGTTTTTTCTTTCCATAGTGCAATATGTTTGTTAATATTAGATGTCACCCAATATCTCGATTATCCTGGTATACTCCGTGCAGGCGTAGATGTCCAGTGCGTAGCCCGCCGCCTTGTTGTCCGTCTGCTGGAGAGCACGGGTGAACTCCTCCTTCGCCTCCACGAAGTCGACGACGGCATGGCGGTACTCGATGTCATGGTCTCCACGGAACTTGTACAGGCGGAGCGTGTCGGCGAACTCCGTCGATGAGAACACGCACTTGATGAGCGGACGGAGCAGCGGCACACATGAGCGGTCTGCACCAGGATGGGAGTCTATGTACTCCGTGAGCGTGCGCAGGGCGTCGGTGCGTCCCTGCATGATGGTCTTTCCTGTTTCCATTTTCTTTCGGTTTTAGTCGTTTTTGATGTCTTTTCTGATTCTCACTGCCCGCCCGCCGTCGATTTCCTCGCATGAGTAGGTGCAGTTCTCGACCCGCCCCATCTTGGAGGCGGTCACCCGCCACACCTGGATGTCGTTGAAGTCGGTGACGGGGAACTCCTGCGTCCCTCCGACGGGTATCGCCCTGAGGGCGTCTGTCTTCTTGGTTTCCTTTTCGTTCATAATATGTTGCTTTAAGTTGTCTCTTTAGAAGCCCGCCTATCCTCACGGACCGCTGCGGGGGATGAAAAAATGAAATCGTCGCTCAAATCATAAAGAATAATTCGGTCGTTTTCGTTTTTCCGTTAACATATGAAAATACCATGTCAAACACACATGGTGGAGGGAGGCGGTAACGCTCCGCCAGCTCATACGAGGCTTTCGGACCCGGCGGCTCCGAGTATTCAAGAGAGTGGCACAACGCCGACAGATCCTATCAGGGGCAAATCCCCGCCGCCTTGTCCTTATTTCCATGCCGGCTTGCCCTTCATATTCCGGCTTTTCCCCTCCGGATGTCCCCGCCCCGTCACCGGGACGGGAACCCCCATTTGCTTTCCCGACGCTTCGGAAAAAATCATTCAATAAATTAAGATAAGAACACATGAATCTGTAAATTCACTATCCTACGACTTTTTTTGTCAAAAGCCTGCGGGCCTCACGGCAGGCAGGGTAAAGAGTCTGTTTTGATTACGAAAGAATGCCAGCCCGAAAAGAGAATTAAGGGGAGAAAATAATGGTAGAAAGGCTGGCATGGGATGCAGGGCGGGACGGTGATATTTTAACTGCGAATGGCTGAAAAAAGGTTAAAGTTAATAATCGTGTTGACTGTATGCCCCGCCCTGTATGTCTTACTGTTCGTCCTTGAACTCCACGTGGAATCCCCATGCGGTGAGTGCCATCAGGACCACACCCGCCGACTTGACGGCGAAGGTGGTGAGCGTGTCTCCGTCGGATGCCTCAGCCCCCGCGAGAAGGAGGGCGACGCAGAACATTGTGCCTAAGAGTAACTTTTTCATTGTCTCGTTGTTTTTAGTAAGTTTTACGTAATTGCTTGATCACTTGGTTCACCGCCGACGGGTACTCCACCTCGAAGAGGTCGCGGAGCATCTGCTCCATGGCGAGGAAGTCGCCCCGCGTCTGAGTCATTGAGTGCTGGGTCTCCACGAAGGTGGTGACCGCCCCGTCGTTGATGACGTTCACGTCCGTCACCCTTCCGTCGCGCAGGTGCGCGTTCTTCAGTCTGATTGCCTTGCTTTTCATTTTCTCATCCTTTCTTGATATACTCAAGCAGATTCGACTTGGGCACGTAGTTCCTGCCGTTACGCTTCACCGCTCCGAGCTCGTGGCGGTGGCGTGTCACCCATGCGGGCTTGTTGCCCGTCATCCGGCACACCTGTTCCGTCGTCAGCCACTCCTCCCGCTTCCCTATGCGCTCGTCGAGCAGGCGGGCGAGTGTCGCCTCAATCCATCTCATGTCCGCGCGGGTCAGCGTCATCTGCGCTGTGGACTTCGCATTTGTCATAGTTCTGAGTGCCGCCATGCCGTTCCGTTGAGTAAAAAATTAAAAATTAATTAATTTATATTTTGGAGGAAAAAGAAAAACCGCTATCTTTGCAGTTGAAAATTCGGTTGAAGGTGCTCAGACGGGCGGCCTTCCTTGTCCTCCGTTTTTGGGTTTCGGGGGCAAAGTTAGTGAATTTTTAAATACGAGCCAAAGAAATTCACAACAAAATTAAGAAAATCACAACCTAAAACGTCTATTTGTAAACTGTCTAAATAAGAACACTATGAAAGCAACTGTAAAAGAAAGACTTATGGAGTTTTTGGAGTTTGAGAAGATTCCAAAGACCACCTTCAGCATGAGTATTGCTGACTCAAAAACGTATGTAAACGCCATATCTCAGAGCATACAACCTGATAAGTTGTTAAGAATTTCAAAACTTTATCCGCGCCTAAATATAGAATGGCTTATGGTTGGAAGAGGTGAGATGATCAGAACGGAGAACTCCGAAGAACAGGACACGCGCCCGCGGATCCCGACAAGCGTCGCGGCTGGCTCTCTGATGGGCTTCGCCGACGCCATCCAGGCGCACGACTGCGAGATGCAGCCCGTCATCCGCAACTTACCCGCCTACGACTACACAATCATCATCAAAGGGGACAGCATGGAGCCAAAGTTCGAGGGCGGGGACGAGATAGCCATCAAGAAGGTGACCAGCTTCGTCGAGTGGGGCAAGACCTACGTCCTCGACACAAGGGACGGGGCGGTCATCAAACGGATTTTCGACGACGGGGACTCGTTCCGCTGCGTGTCGTTCAACAAGGAATACCCTGACTTCAACGTCCCGAAGACTGACGTGTTCGGTGTCTATAAGGTTGTCGGATTAATAAGGATATGATATGGAAACAAACGACATCAAAGATTTTGTCGTCTTCGACTTTGAGACGGCGACGCATGACAGGCACATGTGCCAGGTCGGCATAGCGGTCGTGAGGGACAGACAAATAACGGACTCCACCGCCGCGCTTGTCCGACCGCCGGAAAACAGGTACGACAAGGACTGCACACGCGTCCATCACATCACTCCCGATAAGACGGAGGACGCACCGACCTTTGACAAGTACTACGAGCACACGAAGGAGATAATGGAGAACCACGTCGTCGTGATGCACAATGCGGACTTTGACCTCGACGTCCTCAACAGGGCGTGTGACCATTACGGACTTCCACGGATAAAACCGAGGCAGGTGGTTTGCACATACAGACTATACGGTCACTCGCTCGCCGACCTGTGCGCAGGGTTCGGCATGGACTGCAAGGGACACCACGACGCTGAGTTCGACGCAAGATGCACCGCCCAGTTCCTAATCAACTGGCTCAACGGTGTGGAGCCCGACGAGAGCAAGTACGGAGTGAAGGAGGAAATCTTCTCTAAGGGACACAAGAGGATAAAAGGAGCCGTACTTCAGAAAGACCTCACAGGTGCAGATCCAAGTCACATCTTCTACAACAAGAAGGTGGTCATAACCGGCGTGTTCCCGATGGACAGGACACTGATGGCAGAACGTGTCAAGGCTTGTGGCGCTGACATAGACACAGGAGTCACAAAACGGACAGAATTCGTGCTCGCGGGTGACGACCCAGGTCCGAAGAAGATGGAAAAGGCTATGGCTTTTCAGAAAGAAGGCTACGGAATCAGAATACTCAGATGGAACGATTTCAAGGACATGATTTGATATTTTTGTACCCTCCCCGTACCCATTCCGTGCAAGAAACCACCTAATCGGCTGATAATCACATACCGCTTCGAATCCCTTCCGGTTCACTGAATGGGATATTCGCCACGGCCTATATCCCTTTTATTTTCAACAATTTAGAACTGAAAAGCATTTTAAATCAAATACTTACGGGGTCGGGACGACCGGGGACGGACTTGCGTCTGATTGCGTCTGATTGCGTCTGATTGCGCAAAAATGGTACCCTGCTTGTACCCACATGTACCCTTTCTTGTACCCACCCCCGAAAATCAGAGGGTACAAGGTAAAAACAAGGAGGGTACAGGAATGGTACAAGAACGAAAAATTAACCTTATAAATATAACTGTATGAATTATCCGACTACAAAATTCGTGTTCGACCGCAAGGGGCGGGCGACTCAGACAAGGCAGGGGCTCGTGCATATAGAGGTGTACATGGCCCCGCACCGCAAGTTCGTCAACACAGGCGTACACCTGTACGCGGGGCAGTGGCATCCGCGCCACCTCGTGACGGGCAGGCCGGACGCCCCGACGCTCTCCCGCTCGCTCGTCGAGCAGAAGAACGCCATCGACAACTACATCATCGACAGGCGAACCGCAGACAAGCCGTTCAGCTGGACTGAGTTCTGCGTCTGGCTCGACCGTGGAGGCGACGCCGAGGAGGTCACCTTCCTCGAGTTCTTCCACGACACGATGGTCACGCGCCGTGACATCCGTGAGTCGAGCAGGAGGCAGCACCGCAAGGTGTTCGACGCTTTTGAACAGTGGCACGGCATCGTCACCTTCTCCGACCTCACACGGGCGAACATCGCCAAGTGGAACGACTGGCTGACCGCACGCAAGCAGCTCAAGCCGTCCACCCTCTACAGCTACCACAAGATTGTCAAGGCATACATACGGATCGCCGTGGAGCGTGAGCACATAGACAAGAGTCCGTATGCGGGCTACAAGCTCGACAAGGGAGAGGGCGACGACATCAAGGGATGGCTCACCGAGGACGAGGTGCAGCGCATCAGGGAATGCAGCCTCCAGCCCTCCATGGAGAAGGTGAGGGACATGGCGCTGCTCCAGTACTACACGGGCGTGGCCTATGCCGACCTCGTGGCCGTCAGCAAGGACATGACCATCGAGCAGGACGGCTTCACCCTGCTCGTCGGCGACAGGCGGAAGACGGGGCGGGGCTTCACGGTCGTCCTGCTTGACGACGCCCTGGAGATACTGGAGCGCAACGGCTGGGACATGAACCACATGACCAACCAGCAGTACAACATGAGGCTGAAGATACTCGCAGACGCCGCCCATATCGACAAGCCCGTCAGCTCCCACTGGTTCCGCCGTTCGGCGGGTATGTACTACCTCAACCACGGATTCCCCATCGAGGTGGTGTCGAAGATACTCGGACATACCTCCGTCCGTACCACACAGAAGGCGTACGCCCGCGTGCTCAACTCCACCGTCACGGCATCCTTCGCCCGCCTGCTGGACAGATTGGAGGAGAAAAAAAGCGAAAAACCATCCAAAACGTAAAAAAGTTGCAAAAATCCTCAAAATATGTTTTATAACATATAGTCACGATGCTCGACGACATTCCTTCCGACAGGTATGCCGAGGTTGCGCACTGGATGACTGAGATGGGCGAGTGGCTACAGGAGAACCACTACGACCTCACCCTCTGAATTTCCTCCACCATGCGATCCCGCCGAAGACGAGCACCATCGCGCCGAGCACTTTCAGCCATGAGAGTGTCCGGCGTTCCTTTATCACCTCCTTCTCTTTCTCCTTCGACTTGTACGTGCTGTCATTCCTCTCCACGGACTGATACACCCTCACCGTGTCCGTACGCACCTTTACGACGGTATCACGGACAATCTTCAGCACGGTGTCCGTTCTCGCCTTGTAGAGCGTGTCACGCATAAATACCAGCCGTTCCCGCCACTTCTCCTTGTAGACATACACACTGTCACCTTTCTCCCGTATATAGACGGAATCACGCACATACACCGAGTCCACCGACGCCGACGCCCGCGACACCGAGTCCGACTTGACAACATAGAGCGTGTCGGAATGAGCCTTCACAAGGCTGTCGGACGCTCCGTGGTGCGTTTTAACGGAGTCGGTGATGGAATGCGCCACGAATACCGTGTCGTGCGTCACAAGCGATTCCTGCGTCTTCGTGCATGACACAAGGGAGTAGACCACCCCAAAGATGAGCATCATGAAAAGCAGGAGGAGGATTGTTCTCAAATCTTTCTTCCACATAGGCTATCTCGCTATCTCGTCAATCGTCCTCACGTGCAAATCGACTATCGCCTGCCTGCCCTCGTCACTCAGAAGGAAGTCCACGTCCTCCTTGTTGTCCTGGAAAAGGTTCTCTGTCAGAACGGCGGGACACCATGTGTTCCTCAGCACGTACAAATTCGCCTGCCAGTACTTGCACAGCGGGATGCTTCGGTTGCCCGTCAAGTCCATGTCGAGGGCGTTGACCACGAACCTCCTCGCCATCGCTTTCGAGTCAGCCGACGCGTTGTTGCTGACATACACGCTGAAACCGCTTGCCCCGTGCCACTTCCCGTCACCTCCCGCCGCGTTCACATGGACGGACACATACAGGCAGTTGCCCGTGCCGTGCTTCTTGCAGATGGAATTGACAACCGACACCCTGTAAGCCAGCTCACGGTTCTGCTCCGCACGCCATCCCTTGCCCGTCCACGCCGGCAACGGCTCGGTCGGACGGTAGTCCACGTACACCGTGTAACCCAGTTTCTTCAACGCTGATTCCACCATCGTCACCACCTCACGACCGTAGGCATATTCCCTGAGCCTTCCATCGGGAGAGCACTTGCCCGGTGTTGTGCGCAAATGACAAGTACCTAAGATAATAATTTTCGCCATAATCCTTTGTGTTTTAGATAATTTTTCGTAACTTTGCATCTGAGTGCAATAATACAAACATGTTATGACCCTATTCAGGGCAAGAGCCGTCTTCCAAGTGATTGGAGGGCGGTTTTTTTATTCGTCATGCGAGTTGTACGTGAAGATTCCGAGGATAAAACCGATGGTCACGCCCGACAGAAAAATGAAAATCCAGTCCATAATGAAAACCCGAACCTATTCTCCCGAACGGGTTCGGGGAAAGAGTTACAAACCTTAAAAAAACACACATTAAATACTAACTAAATACAATGAAAAACCAAACTACTCTATCCTATGTATAAGTCGCTGTCGGCTGGCTTGTCCTCCTGCGCCTTCCACTTGCCCATCTTCATGAGCACCGCCTTGAGGTCGGAGAGCTTCGTGACGAGTTTCAGAGCCTCCTCCAGGTTGTCGCACTCCATGATGGCCTTCGCCAGCTCGCCCACCTTCTCCACGCCCGTGCGCTTGCGCTTCACGTTCTCGAAGACGCTCTTCCCCTCGATGATGATGGACGACACGGAGAAGAGGATGGTGGCATAAGGCAGGTCGTACCAGGAGAAGAACCCGCCAACGATGTCAATCATCATGCCCACCAGAGCCACCTTGAAGTAGTCGCCTATCTTCACGATGGTCTTGCGGAAGCCGTGCGAATTCAGCTTCGTCCCCTCAGCCTTCGCCGCCGACACCCCCGCCCAGAAGTCCACGAGGCAGACGGCGATAATCATTATCCACGACACGAAGACGATGCCCAGCCGTGAGAGCAGTGCCACCGTCAGAGCCTCCCTGTCACCGTTCAGAATCAAGTCAACCATACCAGCATAATTATCACGTTAACCACTGCGCCCACGGATGCCATGAGCGAATATCTCACCACGTCGGCGGTCTCAATCTCGAATCCCCCCTTGTACGACTGCCAGCACTCCCTCAGCACCATGGTAATTGTGCCGAGTCCGCCAAGCAGCAGTCCAAGCAGGAAAGCCACCGCCAAGCCAATCTTATCCCTCCTGTTCATACTCCTCTTCCTCCTCTTCAATGATGGCGTTCATGCGCTCCTCCCATGCGTCCTTCTCAGCCTGTGTGGCATCCCTCCATCTTTCCTTGCTGTCATTCACTGCGAGGAACACAGAGTCCGTGAAGACCCTCTCATTGTCCTTGATGTCGCCACTCTGCGTGAGCCACATCCCTTCTTTTGCCGTAATCTTTTCCATTGTCTTTAAACTTTAAACATTAAACTTTAAACTCATGCAATCGTGTAACCTTTTGCGGTAATCTGCTCAATCTCCTCCTCAGTCAGCAGAGCCTTCGTGTTGGCTGAGAGAGTGATGGTGCAAGCCGAATATCCTGCCATTACTCTGTCAAACGAGTAGGTGATGAGCGTGTCTATGAGAGACTGGCGGGCATCGGGTTCTGCCGTTGTAGCCACCCCCCAATTAGTTATCAATGACAAGTTGAGGGCGGTACAATTTGACGGAGTACCAAGATATTTCAGCACCACATAGCGAAGATTTGATGTTGATGTGAATGTCTGGTTTCCTGTGTTCGTATAAACGGTTGTCTGTAATGAAAAGTTTATTGACTCTATGTGCGTCAGTGCTGATGTCATGTAAAACATACGTCCTGTAGACCCGCTAATTTTTGCGTGAATACTGCCAACCCTTCTCAAATGGGTGCAATTTTGAAACATATAATAGACGGAGATTGTTCCGCTCTCAGAACCGATGTCACCCACCTCAAGCAAGTTTGTGCATCCGCTGAACTGATAAGAGCCAGTTGGAGATGATACATTAAGGTCGGGTACGACTTGCAGTTTAGTGCATCCATTAAATATGCTTCCCCACGTCGTTACTGCCGACATATCAAATTTCGGAAAATAGACAAGTGACGTGTTGTTCTTGTATCTATCTGCGCAAGCACCCGACAAAGCCTGTGATGCCCTGTATAACTTGCACCCATACTCAAACCCTGCCATATTCACAGCACCCGTGATGTAGTCGTAGATGTTGTAGCCAAGACCAACGATGGAAGCCATCCCTGCACCGTCTGCCACCCCCTTCTTGTAGTACTCCGTGTAGAGGTCGGTGAGGTCATTGGCATCATAAATCAGAGAAGTGCCAATAGTCGGGCTATAAGTGTTCTGATAGGCATAAATCAAATAGCCGTCTTCGGGCATAATAAAGAGATAGTCACGTATCAACCCGTTGCCGTGAATATGCTTTATCCTTATTGTCGGCAAGCCAACTATACTGCCGTTCTCCGCAATATAGTCATCAATGTTTGTCGTAGAGTAACCCCACATGGAAAGTCCTCCCCACGTCGATGGTGCGGAGGTATAATACAATGACAACTGACACAATGAGCCTTTTGGCACAAGTTTGGAATAATAGCCGACACGATAAGACGTATTGGCAGTGTATACCGCTTGTCCGTTAACCCACTCAAATTTGTAATTGACGATATGCCTTGTATAGTTGCTGACATTCTTGCTCGGAAACCTCTCCTTTATGAACTCCACCTTCTCATCGTCAATCCTTGCATCAACTGCCTCCACCTTCCCGTCCAGAGCCTCTATCGCACTCTGAACATTTCCTGTTCCAAGATCAGGAGTCTGAGTAAGGTCGTAGGAGATGTCCTCAGCACTCGTCGCTATGTCGAACTGAAAACCCGTCGTGTGACTCCACGCGCCACCAGGGTTAAGCCAGTATAGCGTGAAACTCGTTCCGTCGGGTACGATGTAGATGTAGTCGGGGTCGGAGAAGTCGGGGTCTTGACCGGGGACGCTCCCCGACGGGCAGAAGCGGAACACGGAGGAGAGTTGCTGACCCCTGCCGTATATCTGCCCGCCCACCACGACGCAGTGGGTGTCGCTCGTGTAGTATATCGTGTTTGGCTTGCTCGTGGCGTTGGCGAGAGCCTGCGCCTCCGTGCAAGTGCGGTTCTCGAAGAGAGTCTTCAAGCCGTCCACCAACGCCGTTATAGATTGCTGATACGTTGCCATGTTTCCTCCTTTCCGTTATGATGCCGTTGCGATGATGTTGTTGATTTCCGTGTCTGACAGGAAGTCGGTGTCACGTACGTACACGTCCGTGTCGATGTTGGTCTGAACCACGTTAAAGTCGGTGTTGGCGGCTGTGCTTCCCTTGTCAGCCTTAGCCCATATCTGGTCGCCTACCTCGCATTTCTCTCCTGCGTACGTTCCCGCCGTGCCGACTATCCAGTACCAGCCAGTCTTGTAAGCAGTGCCCGTGATGGCAGAATAAGCGTTGACCACTCCCTTGAACTGAGCCACGCTGGTCATGGCAGAGGAGATAGCGTTGTCAACATAGGTGGTGGAGGCGGCGGCGTTGAGGGTGGTTACCATCGCCGAGGTCATCACACCGTCCTGGCTCGTCGAGGCGGGGAGGATTCCTATCTCGCCCGTGTCCGAGTTGATGCCCGCGCAGTATTTCAGTGCCTGGACTGCTGACCCCGCATAGGTGGCGTGTACCTTCACACCTCCGAGTGCCGTGTCCGAGGACTTGGTGACGGTATAAGTGGCAGTCGTGCCATCGACGGTGATGTTGATGCCATCACCTGCGGCGAGTGCCGTCACATCACCCACACCCGCATTGCCTACCTTGATTTTGTCCTGCTTTCCACTGATGTCGGTCGGCGTGTCTGTCCACGGAACATTCACGACAAGCTGGCCGCTGGAGTTCTTCTGCACTCCGTAAGTCCTCCCCGCCGTGGCTGTCACGGCGTTGGCTGCCACCGTCTGCGTGGTGTTGCTGAACACCTTCGCACCTCCGACTACCGCGTTGGTCATCGTGGGCAGGGAGTAGGTGTTCTTGATGGTCGCCGTGCCGTTGCTGATGTCGATGCCGATGTTCGTGCCTGCGCTTATGGTGGTCACCGCTCCAGCCGTGCCGTTCCCGACGGTCATCTTGTCCTGCTTGCCACCTACCGCATCCGATATGCCAGACGTGATTGCCTTCTGCGTCATCGTGCCGTCAGTGGCAGTGCCCGCGGAGTCGTAGAGTTTCGACACTCCGTAATGGCTGGGGTTGGCCTTACGCAGGTGGATGATGCTGTTGTACCCCCTCACTCCCTCCGTCACGTAGTCGTCCACGTTGTTGTCCTGCGTGGTCGTGCCGTCCGTGGTGAGGTCGGGAAGGGCGAATCCCATCACTCCGAGGGTTACAGAAGGTGCGGAGTCCGTGCCCGACGTCGACGCCTCATGCGCGTCGATGACGTTGTCTACGAGGTCGATGTGGTCGCCGTTGAGCAGGGTGTCCTGCTTTCCGTTCAGCTGGCTGGCTATGCTCTTCGTGCCGATACCGCTGAGTGTGCCGAGTTCGGTGGCCGTCACCGTGCTTGTGGAGATGACACCGCTGGAGTTCGTGACCACGGCCTTGGACTGGAAGTCGGCGGTCGTGCCCATCTGCTTCGGCTGGAAGAGACTCTTTATCCAAGAGATGACCTTCGACAAGCCCGAGCCGTTCAAGAATTTTTCGTCTGTTGTTGCCATAATTTCAATGTTTATGAGTTAATGATATTGTAAATTTCACTCGTCGTCAGGCATTCCATCAAGTCCTGCTTCCCCGCCATGGCCACCGTGATGGCCTTGTTCTGAACCGGGTTCGTGCTGGTCGAGGACATCTCCGTGTCCACGTCTATCGTACCGCCGCCCCCTCCCTGGAGCAACGCGGCGAGGAACTGCTCGTACGTGCCCGTGTAACCCGTCACCTGCACGAAGTCCTCGAACAGCTGGTAACTCTCCACCCTCACGTCGAGTTTACCCGTGTCGGCCATCTGACCCAGTTCCACGAGCCGTGCCTTCACGCCCTGGTCAACGGTGGAGAGGTAGGCATCTATCTGCTCCTGCATGGTGGCCACCGTGTCGCCCATCTCGCTGATGGCCTCACGTGCGTCCGTCACCGCCGACTGTGCGCTCTGGGCCGCCGACTCCGCCCTCGTCGCCTGTGCCTGCGCCTCCTGAGCCTTGGCCCTCGCCTCGGATATGGCGGTGCTTATCCCGCCCGTCAAGGTGTCGAGGGTCACACGCTTTATCTTCGGTATGCCGTCCACCTCCTTGATGACCGGCACCTTCACCCCGTCCGCGCTCTCCAGCAGTTCCGTGGCCGTGATGTCCGTGGCGTTCAGCAGAAGGTCGTCCTGTATCGCCTTCGAGGTGGTCTGAAAGTCAAATTCTTCTTCGTATGCCATAGGTCAGATTGTTTTATTCGGTTTCATATCTCACGTCGAGGGTGTTCACAACAGCCTTCACTTCCCAATAAATACACTCGCTGCCTTTCCATTTTCCTGTCTTGCACTCGCATTCAAGGAAAGCATTGGACGCGCCTGCTCCGCTGATAACGCCAATCGGGTCGAATTTTCTGCCTCGACTATTAGGTAGCGGATAGCATACCCATTGTTTCGTGATGGTCGGTGTGATGACCGGCTCGTCATCCCCGTTGAATACGCCCATATCTTCGGGAATATAATCCACCTCATGCCCGCTGACGAGGACAAGAAGGTCGGCATATATTCCGCTGGTTGGGTTGGCTATGTAAATCCGTATCTTCTTGCCTATCATCGCCCGGAGGTCTGCAAGGTTATGTTCATACCATCCATTATCAGACGACTCAGTTTCGGTGTCATGGTTTGAAGTGAACTTCGTGCGTCCGCTCTCCACGGGGAATCCGTCATAGGCAAGCCATGCGCATGGAAGCGTTATCTTTGTCACAGCATCAACATATAGGGTCGGAGGGCATCGCAGAACATCAAGATATTTGTCGTTGCCGTACAAGTAATTAGACAAGTTTGAGTCAACAAGCGTGAGACGTCCGTTGTTCACCACTCCGAAGGTGGTCACGTTTCCCTCCGTGTCTATCTTCAGTCCGTTGGCGTTGACATAGCCGTTGAAATTGATGTGGTCAGCGGTGAACGTCATCTCCCTTGCCACCGCCTGAATCTTTTCCGCAAGCTGGAGTATCTGGTCTGCCTGCATCTTGATTCCTCCCTTGATGGTCTTCTCGCCCGTCTGAGAGTCCACGGTGTAGAGGAAGGTCGTAAGCACCGCCTCAGGCTTGAACACGGGATTCTGAGGGTCGGTGGTGTCCCAGTATCCGCTGAACATGGTCGCCATGTTGCTCTTCGTCACCATACCGCTCGTGGCGTTCTGAATCCTCCCCTCCGTCCAGTCCATGCGGGCATAATTGTCAAGCTCCGTGTTGAAATCCTCGTCTGTCACATAATCAATCAAGGCGTTGTTGATGGCATTTCCCATTGCGGCGGAGTCAACGAGGTTACTGCTCTCCACGTTCGACGAGAACAGGGTCGCAAACTCGCTCTCCAGCACGAGGTCGCTCAGCTGGATGCCGAGCAGGTTTCCCCACGGGTCCTGCACGATGCTCGCCACCCTTGCGCTCACGTTGTTGGCGGTGGTCTCCACCGTACCCACACGTGTCGTCAGCCCGCTCACTTCAGACGTGATACTGCTCACCTCAGCCGTTATCCTTTCGTCCGTCTGAACGAACCTTGAGTTGGTGTATTGCAACTCCTCGGCGACAAGGCACTCGACATCGGTCACGTCCACCGTGCCGTTGACAAGGAACCGCAGTTGTCCGCTACCTCCCACGTACGTGCCGAAATAGGTGGCGGTGTGCCACTTCCCGTCAGCCGTGAGTGCCTTCTTCAAGCCGTAGATGGTGTAGGTGTCAGACGTGACTGACGAGTCGCACACACCCTCCCTCGACATGAAACCGCTGTGGAAATACACGGACATCTCACTGCCTGCGGTCATGCGGTAACGGAACGAGAAACTTACGTTCTTGGCCGTCCTCGTCTCTCCGCCCGTCCACAAGTCCTGCCTCATGTCACCCACGTCCTGGTATATTCCGCAGTCGGCACTCTCGCCTGTGTTGATGATGCGCAGATACCTGTTCACTCCGTCGTCGAAATAGGCGGTGTGTGCCTCGCCCGTGCCGTATGCGCCCAGTGCGGTATGCCCGTCGCTCAATATGCTTGTCGTGTCGCTCAGCGGCGTGCCGTCTATGTTGTAAGGGTGCCAGTAGTCGGGGTAGTTATCCGTCACGTCACTAAGGTCGTGGTTCTTCACGATGCTGTCTCCGCTGGTCTTGGCCCTCATGCCGTCGATGGCTGACTCCAGCTTCCCGTCTGCAACCTGGAACCGCTGGCTGATGGTCTTGCCGTCGCTCCCGACTATGTTGTCGCTCTCCAGATAGACGCTCTGTGCGTACAGGCCCCAGCCGTGAAGGTCGCCGAAGGCCTCGGTGCTGATTCCCGTCAGGTCGCCTATCTTCAAGGTCAGCGTACCGCCATTTATGGTGTTCACGTCCTCGTACATCGATATGCCCATCGGGTCGTTCTCGGCGGCGGTGATGTAGAGAATCTTGTCACGTCCCGGTGTAACTCCTGTGTTGCCCCACTGCACCACCTCGTCGCCTTCCTTCGGCACGCTCCCCGACCATGTGCTCTTGCTCATCAGGACGATCTTCTCGCCGTCGAGGGTCTGAACCGCACCGACGACACCCCACCATGAGGTGTTCTCATACGACCCTGCCGACGTGCCGAGTCCCTTCCATGACTGCACCCTCATGATGTCGCCGGTGGCGAAGTCGTGGTCGGTCTCAAACCAAATCAGATACGTGTCGTTCTCGCTGGCTATCGTCATCTCCTCCACACGCTTTATCTTTCCGTTGGCGTCACTCACGACGATGCTTCCGGCCGTGCTACGTATCTTCTGTATCAGCAGCTCGAACACCTTCATCTGCTGTCTTACGGTGAGGAAATCCGCGGTGATATGGTATGCGTTGTTCTCGTCCTTCCAAATTCTGAATCCGTGTCCCGTGAAGCCGTCCTCGAACCGAACACTCCCCGGATAAGGCCCTATGATGTCCCGCATGATGCTCGTGCCCGTCACGTCCAGCGTGTCGTACTGCCCCGCCGTGTCTGGACCAGTCAGCGTCATTTTCTTCATCTGTGCGATGCCCGTACCGCTGATGCTCCCGTTTGGCTGTGCCGTCCCCGCCTGCTCTATGGTGTTGGCGAAGTGGAGCGTGCCGGCTATCCGTCCCACGCTCTCGTTCGGCAAGTCGAAATGCTGCTTGAACACCGCCTTGGCGTTGTGCGTTGTCTGCCCGTTATGCGTGGTGGTGCCTCCATGGACGGTGTCCTCGGTTACGGTGACGTCGTGCTTGAAGGTGTACATATCACCGCTCGCCGTGTCGCTCTCGTCGTTGCGGATCCAGCGGTCGGGGTACTCGAAGTCGTCTGCGAGGTTGTCGGCGGTGTGGGCTCTCGTGGCGGTGCCTGCCGTGTCGGCGTAGCCGGACTTGTCTGCATACTCCGCACTGCCTGCCATGTCGGCCTTATATGCGTGCTTCGCCTCGTCGGCGGTGCCTGCTATCACGGCGGTGCCACCTGAGTAGGCGGTGCCCGCCCCGGTGCCTGTCTGACTCTTCGCCCTGCGTATGATGCGTACGTTAATCATCGGTCTCCTTCAGTTTTAGGGTTGTGGTTCCGTCTGCGTTCATGCTCTCGCCGACAACGTAGAACTGCTTGCCTTCGAGGGCTCCGTGGGTGTATTTCGTAAGCCTGCCGCCTCGCTCCTCCAGCGACACGTCCATCGTCACCCGCGGGGTGTGGTACTCCGCGTAGTAGCTGTCGACGTAAAGCTGCTCTGGCTTGGCGGTGGTGTCCTTCGTGCGGTCGTATATCTGCGTCACCGTCTCGTCACCCTTGTACGGCGCGGACAGCTTGGGGTAGGTCCTCGTACCGAGGGCGGCGGCCTCCTCTGCGGTGAGGTCGGAGGTGATGCGGAAGGTCTGCGAGTCGTTGACGTTGACGTAGCTCTCGTCGGTGTCGCTCACATACACCAGGTCCTCATCCTCCAGCGGGTCGAAGAAGCCGTTGTCGCTCTCCAGGGTGATGTCGAGCTTCTTCACGATCACGGCCTTCATCTGCTTCAGGAGTTCCTGCGTGGCGGCTGACCATTTCTCCTTGCGGAACCAGGTCTTGTGCCGTTTCTTGTACTCGTCCCACGTGAGGTTGACGAGGCCGAGAATCTCGAAACGGACGTCACCGCTGAGGTTGTCTGCCTTGGTGATGGGGATGGCCATGCCTTCCGCGTCGATGCCCATGTCGACGGTCACGTTGTTGGCGAGGCTGTATTCCTTGTTGAAGATAGGGTCGCCGTTCTTGGGGTCGATGCCGAGGAAGATGCACTGGTTCCAGTACTCCTCCTCCGTGGCGCACTCGCTCTGCTGTCTGTAGGTCTCCCATGTGAACGAGTAGCTTGCGCCGTCTATGGCGTCATGCTCCACACACACCTTGTCGCCGACCCTCAGCATGCAGGCGAGCAGACCGAGCTTGCTGATGGCGTCGGTCTTATCCTTGGCGGCTGAGTAGTCGTAAGGATACCGGCTCTCGAACTTGCCGTTGAGGGGCACCATGCCCTGCACCCAGTAGGAGGGCTTGCAGAAGCGGTCGAAGTCAAGTTTGTCGGAATAGCTGACGGACTGCGGGGCATCCCACCAGTAGCCACGCGCATCCCATGTGCGCTTCCACTGCTGCCATGCGGCGTACACGTCTCCGTTCGTGCCGTCGCGCTTACGGTCACGGAGGTATGTGCCCGCGGCGTCGGTGGTGTCGTCCCAGTTCTCCACGTACCACTTGGCGTTCATCCACGGCATGTTCTGGCCGTCCACGACCGCCATCTTTCCGCTGATGACGATATAGTTGGTGGTGGAGCTGTCGGCGGGGCTTATGCTCGCGCCCAGCCTCGCGCCCGTGTACACGGCGACGGGAGAGGCGGCGTACAGGTCGGTGTCGGCGGTCTCATACGGTACGAGGTCGCCCCAGCTTCCTCCGTTGCCGTAATGACGTCCCACGTAGAGGATGGTCTCCCAGCTGATTTTGCTGACGGGGCTGTTGTCCTTGTAGTCGGGTGTGTAGGTGGCGGTGCCGAGCCTCAGCAGGCAGGCGCCGAGGTGGCTTCCCAGGTAGTTGAGGATGGTGTCCTGCGTGCTTCCGTCACCGCAGAAATGGTCAACGATGTCCTCCGTCACTCCGTCTATTGTGACGGGGAACGTCCACGACTTGTGGCGCATGATGCGCACGTAGTAGTCCTTTATCTCCACCTTGCCGTCGGTCTGCCCGTCGTCCTTCGTCCACACGTTGAGGCTCCTGTTCACGGCCTTGGCGCAGGCATGACGGAAAATCTTGTGGTTTGTCTTCTCGCTGACGATGTGGGTGAGGTAAAGCTGGTTGTAGGTGTACGGACTCTCCATCATGTCCTCGTCGAGGATGTCGTCAACGAGGGTGTCTATCTTCTGCACGTCGGCGGTCAGCTCTATGCGGTTGTAGACCTCGCCTATCTCTATGCTTGCGGAGTCGTCGCTGACGGTGCCAGGCTGGCCCGGCTGCTGGGTGAGGGCGACGGTGCTCCTCGCCTGCGTCATGGTGCTGCCGCTGAAGAGGTCACGCCAGTTGACGCTTCCCGTGCCTTTCATGGTAGCCCAGTCGAAGATGTAGAGGTCACGCCCTCTCTGCTCGATATGGAGGTTGAGGTAACGGAGAATTTCGGTGAGCACGTCCTGCTGGGTGTCCACGTCGTCCTTGTCGTCACCGAGAAAGAGGAGCTCGGATATGCTGAGGTCGCTGAAGATGGTGTATTTCGTGGCGTTGCTGGCGTTCACGGCCTTGCTCCCGTCGTAGAAGATGCGCAGCGTGCCTCCGCTGATGCTCGCGTCCGTGAGCACGGGGAGCAGTATCTCGCGCATGAGCGACCACAGGGTGGCTCTCCCCGCGTTCCCCCGTATCTCGTCGTAGTCCACTCCCGCGCTGCCCACGTTCTTGAAGTTTGAGTACTGCAGCGCGCTGAGGCAGTCCACACAGCTGAGCTCCAGCTCGTCGGCCACGCTGACGAAGGGCTGGGAGTAGCTGAGGGGCTCTATGAAGCCCATGAACACGACCTCCGTGCCGACGGTTACGTTCACGGCGCAGTTACGGCACAGGGCAGTGTAGAGCTCGGGGATGTGGCGGTCGGTCTGCAGACGGATGGTTGCGGAGTGGGGCAGGAGCACGTCGAAGGTGTCGTTCACCTCGCTGGTTATCTCCACGGGTTCGTCTGTGAAATAGAGGCCGTCCGTGCCGATTTCCATCCGCTCGGCGCGGTCTGAGCCCGTGAGTATCTCAACCTTCACGGTCCTTCCCTTTCCGTTTATGTATGTGCCGAAAATGTACATTTTCCGTTATCCTGATTATGTTACAAATTTACGATTTTTCGGGCGAAATTCAAAGTGTTTCCTACACTTTTTCGGGCGAGTTTTGCGCCTATATCTTTATCATCGTCCGTCTGCCCGACTTACGGCTGATTCTCGTCTCGTTGGCCAGCACGCCGACGAGGTTTCGTCCGCTGATGCGGAAGTCCATCGTGCCTCCGCTGTTGGCTCTCAGCCCGTCGAGGTTGGGAATGGACGGGGTGCGGAAGCTGGGCGGCGTGAGTCCGTTCAGCAGGCCAAACAGGCGGGTCTGCTGGCTCTTGTTGAGTATCATCTCGCCTGAGTTGACTCTCGCCAGCAACTTGTCACCGCTCATCGACGTGCCCCCGACGATACCGCCGTTTGCAAATGCGCCTGCCATGGCAAGTCCTGCCATGACTACGGCGAGGGCGGCGGGTATGGCGAACAACAGGCCTGGCCAGCCCGCCTTGGTTCCCTCCGCGGTGGCTTTAGTCACTGCCTCGGTGGCGTTGGCTGTGGACTGCAGTGTGCTTGCGGCGGTGTCTGCCGTAGTGGCGGCGGTATGGGCGGTGGTGGCTGCGGTTGCGGCCGTGGTCGCCGTGGTCGCTGTCTGCGTGGATGCGGTGAACAGGCTTATCAGCTGGCTCGCCTGTCTGAATCCGTCCATTATCTGCAGTACGGAGTTGATTGTGCCGCTTATCACCTCCCATGCGCTCTTGTTGCCTTCCAGAGCCTGGGAGAGGTTGTTGAAGCCTCCCACAAGTCCCTGTACACCGCCCCATGTGTCACGGAGGGTCTCGCCGGCGCTCTTCATCTCCGTGTCGTCTATCTCCAGCTTGATGGGCTTGATGCCGTTGTGCTCGAGGTTGGCGTTGACAGCGGCGGCAAGTTCCTCTGCCTTCTCCCTGCCTATCAGACCTGCGTCGAACCAGCCACGGATCTTGTCCATGTTCTCCTGTGCAACCGCACGCACGTCCATGGCGTTGCTGAGCCCCTCCCACTCGCCTGCGCTGAACTTGGTCTCGAGGTTGAGGGGGTGCGCCTTGGCGAAGTCGTCGAGGTTCTTGCCCGATGCGCCGGGGTCGGGCTTGATAGTGATAGGGAGGACGAACTCGCTGGCGGGGAGGTCTCCCACGTCCATCATGCCCGCCTTCCACTGCTCACGGAAGGATATCTGGTCGTCGAGGTCCTCTTTCCTCTTCGTCAGCTCGGCACGCTCGTACTCGGTGAGTCTGGGGTTGGTCAGTGCCTTGAGGAGCTTGTCACGCTCAGCCCTCAGCTTCTCAAGCTCGGTGAGGTTCTGCTCGATAGCCTTCTGGTTCTCCGCGCCGTTTCTGATTCCTGGGGTCGTGGCCTTGGTCTGCGTCGTCTTCACCTTCGGGGTGGAGGTGCCTGTCTTCGGGGCGGAGGTGGATGATTTTGCATAAGGGTCAGCGGAGGTGGACGGGTTGTACATGTTTGGTATGTCTTCAACCATTTTCGTCGCCTTCTCGGTAAATTCCTTAAAATTGCCGAGGTGGGTGTCCATCCTCTTTTGTTCCCCCGCATTGATTCTGTCCCGGATTTCCTTCGCGCGTGCCCTTGCGGTCTCGGTGAGGTATCTCTCGCCTTCTGCGGTCAGTGCGCCGACACGGCCCATGCCCTCATCTTCGTAGTGGACGCCTTTCTGCAGTCCGTAGTCGCTGATGAGGTCATTTATGGTTGAATTCCTCTGCGCATAGCTGATGGCATTGCCTTTACTGTCCCGGAGTGCCCAGGCGTTGCGCCATGTGGTAACGGGGTCAAACCTTGCACCGCCGTTGCCAAGGTTGGGGTCGGCAAGCCGCTTCTGACGTTCCTTGTAGGCCTCGATGTAGAGGTCGAGGTTCGCACTTGCCTCTGCCTGCAGGCGGAGCACCTCAAGGATACGTGGCATCTGACGGATGAACACTTCGTTGGCGTCGGTCACGGACCTGACATTCAGACCAAGTGACTTGAACGCGCTGGCGTTGTTGTTTATCCAGTTCTGCCTCTCGTTCTCAGTCTTGAGATTTCTCCATTCGACTGAGAGCTTCATGAACTTGCCCGTGGAGTCGGCGACGGCATTGCCGATGACCTCATGTGCGTGAGCCTGTTGCTCTGCGAGCCTCTTCGCCTCCGCCTCCTGCTCCTTCATCTTCTCGGTGCTCTCCTCGGTCTTTCCGCTCAGCAGGGTGAACAGGCCTATCAGCGTGGTGATGGCGGTGATGACCAATCCGACGGGGTTGGCCTTCAGCACGGTGTTGAGTGCCCTCGTGGCGACGGTCGCGCCTTTCGTGGCGGCGGCTTCGGCGAGCACCGCACCGCCGTGCGCCTTGCTCCACATCGTGGCCAGCTTGGTCTGCAGGTTCTTCACGCCCATCACGAGGGCGGAGTCACGGTTCAGTGTGTTGCTGATGGCCTGCACGCCGTTGACGAGGGCGAGGGTGCCCTGCACCTTCTTCATGGTCTGCTCGAAGGCCTTGTTGTCGTCGTCGAACAGGGCAAGGGCTCCCTGCGCCACGCTCAACGCTCCTGCCACACCCTGGAACATACCGACGGCGGTGTCGAGTTTCCTGGTGTCGCTGGCGAAGTAGTTGACGTTTGCGCGGGCGTCGGCGATGGCGTCGGCCATGTTACCTGCGTACTGGGTCATCGCCTGGAACTCCTCGGTGTTGTCGAGTCCATCGAACTTCATCTCGCTGAGAAGCTTCTGTATCTCCCTCAGCTGACGCTGCATAGGTCTGCCAGACTCCGTGATTTTTGCGAAGATGTCCCCGAACCTGCTCGTGCCTCTCAGAGACTCATTAAGCTTTTTAAGGTCTTCGGGTATTTCACGGGTCCTCTTTTTAAGTTCCTCAACGTCTGATACGGTGGACTGGATAACTTCCTTGCCATTCACCGCCATGTCTATGTCGATACGTATTTTCTTTGCCATGTCAGAAACGTTTTGCTAATCGTTCAAAAATAGCCTTCTCCTCCTCCTTAGTCTTTTTAGGCTTCGGTTGAGGGGAAGGCTTTGCTTTATCATCCCATGGAAACGGCATCAGTTTGCTGGCGCTCATCTGATGCTTCAGATGTGGCTGGACAGTCAATGTCGCCACCGCTCTTGCACGCTCCCATGACTCCTGCCGTCTCATCTCGGACGTGTCCGTGTATGCTTTGCATACGTAGCTGAATTCATCGGGAGTCAGTCTGCAGAAATCATCCAAAGACAGGCCTATACAAGCGGTTGCGATGCCGAGCATCTCGTATGTCGTCAGCTTTTTTTTTCGTCGCCTGATTCCACGTCGTCAACTGGCTCCGCTGATTCGTTCTTCATTTTCAGCCATTCATCGAGTGTGTCTATTCCGACGCTGTCAGCGAACTCCATCAACGACAGGTCGAATTTCTTTCCGTCGTCCGCACAGGCACTCGATAAACAGCACCACAGATAGGTGCACATATCGGCGATGGATTTGACGTCCATCTCGCTGACATCCTTTCCCGTCTCACGCCTGAAGCGGAGCATTGCCCCCATCGTCTCACGACAGGGGTATGCCTCGCCTTTGACAGTTATTGTGAAATTTACTCCTTTCATAGTCCTTCGTCAGATTAGTTTGCGGGTTTCCCCGGGTACACGGCGGGCTCGCCGTCGTTCTCAAGGCTGATGCTGTAGGTGGCGTCGTCCTGGGCGGGGCTCGTCTCCTCGATGGAGGTGATGACGAAGTTTCCGCTGAGATACGGGGTTGCGTCACCCTCACGCTGGAAGCCGATAACCTCGACGCTCTGACCGGTTCCCCATTTCGGGCCGAGCTCTTCATAGCCGTTCTCGGTCTCGCCGTAGAAACGGAGACCTTCCGCGCTGATGGAGATACTGAGACCCGTCACCCCTTTTCCTTTCCACAAGCCAGACGAATAGGTTGCTGAAGCAAGCGGTTTTACGGACCTGTCTTTTGTCTCGCTGTTAAACGTGATGGTGTGGCTGGTGCAGTGACCGATCGCCTTTCCACCTACCTTAAGCAGCAGGTCGCTGCCATTTACGTAGCCTTCTGTTGGTATTGCCATAATTCTGTCAGATTTTTAGGTTGAAAATCAAACTCTGTACATAGGCATCATCCTCATAACCCTCCGCGCTGTCCTCGTACGTACACGACCTGAGCCTTACGCCGTCCATCTCAAGCTGGGCGTGGTCGAGGGTCTCCCTCACCGCCTCGGCAAGCTGGACACTCGCCTTGTACGTCTGCGCGTAGCAGTTGAACTCGATGCGTACCGTCTCCGCACCATGTCCTGCCTTAACCGGGTTAATGTCCGTTTTTGTCCTCCTGTAGGAGATGAAAGGGAGCAGCACACCGGCTTTTGCGGTGACGGGGAATATCTTGTTCCCGACTATTGCGCTGACCTCTTCTGCGTTCCCGAGAAGGGAGGCTATCATGAGTCCTGCGCTTAGGGATGATTTAGATGAGCCCATATTTACTTACAATTTTGTTGCACTCCTGGTCTATCGCAGTCATCATATTTGACTCCACAAAATCCACATAATTCTCTTCAGACGGCATGAACGAGTAGGACTTGTTCTTATCCATCCTGCCCCTGTTCTTGCCTCCCTTCCGGGTCTTACGGTCATCCGTTCCTGATTCAGCCCATGCGAGCACGGGTTTAAGCAGACCTTGCCTGTTTTTGTGGTAGCTCTCCCCCGTAGCCCTGTTGGGCTTGACGGTGACGGCAAAACCGAAGCGTTTCGAGAATCTTACGAGCCTGACTCCTTCCTCGAGGTTTTTGTCGACACGGAGACCTGTTGCGCGGAGCCTCGCGACTGCATCCTTACGGATTTTCTCGCCTATTCTCCGCTCTGCGTTCCTGACGGCCTTACGGACGTTCCGCGGGCTCATCTCAAGGAGCAGCCCTCCGATGTCCTTCTTGTATTGCTCGACGGTTATGGTTTCCATGCCTTACTCGTTTACTCGTTGACAAATCAGGGTTTTCAGCTGACGACGGACATTGGGCAGCACGTTGGTGATAGTGTAGAGATACCCGCCCAGCTGCTGAAGCCTCCATCCCTCGTCGACTTGTATCGGAAAAGGTATGTTCCACTCAACTGTATAGTCCGGGAACAACTCGTCGGTCTCCGTCCGGAGCACTCCCTTCAGGTTGGTTCTCTGTGCCCTGTACGTCCCCCGCTCTTCGTAGCTGACACTCTCCTCGCCGAATTCATTGCGGGTCGTTGTCAGCTCATAGAGCTTTATCCTGTACCAGTCGTTTCCTCCTCTCTTCATCCCTCACCTGTCTCTTCGTTATACTTTTCAACAAGCGGAGCGAGCAACCCGCCGCCGTACATCTTGCAATACGGCTTGATGATTGCCATGAGAGAGAGGGGGAGCATGCCGAGCGATGTGGAGTCCACGTCCTCACGGAAAGCATACATCGACGCACCGCGCATGTAAATGGCGTTGAGGATGTCCTCGGGAAATTCCCCAGGTGGAATGGTTTCAAGCTCCTCCATGGAATACCCGGTTGCATTCACTACCTGGCGGGTCGCCGCCTTTAGGTAGGTCATCAGCAACTCGTCGTCTGCCTCGTAGTCATCTGCACGTACGTGTTTCTTGAATATGTCGAAGTCTGCTATCATGTGTCAGTGGTATGTGGTAGGGCGGGGAGAACTGGCTCCCCTGCCCCTGCGGTATTATCAGGACTATGAAAGTTTAATGATCTGCGGCTGCTGCGGCTGCTGCGAGTTTGTAGAGCTTGAACGCCTGAGGACGGAGAGTGGTGAGAGACCACTTCGTGTTGATGGTGATGACGGTCTCGTTGTTCTTGGCCTTGGTGTAAGGGTCGATGATGAGACGTACGTCGCCGTGCTGGTTGGCGGCGAAGTTGCTCCACGCGCCGAGTCCGATATACATGTCGGACGCCTTGGCCTTCGATCCGTTGTTACGGATGTAGTGGCTCACGAAGTAAGGATCTCCGTCAAGCTTGCCGTCCTGGATGATGAACCCGCCCTGGCCTGCAGCCTTCGGAGTGGCCTTCAGGAGAGCCTCCGCGCTTGCGTCGAGGACATAGCAGAAACCGTTCATGTTCACGCCGGCGTTGATGAGTTCCGCCTTCGCGTTGATGACGTTCTGGTAAGTGGCGGTGAGAGTGGGAACAGTGCCTGTCTGCGAAGCGAACGGACCCTTGATTCCCGTGATGGCATTGTCGTGGCTGAAGGTCTTCCAGTTCAGGTAGTCAGCCTGTGCGAACTGGAGGGAGTCCTGCAGGAAGGCGAGAAGGTCGAACGAGGAGTCGTCGATGGCCTCGTTGGAAACGGCGATGGTGGCACCTGAGCGGGCGGGGTTGACAACTATCTTGTCGAAGTCGATAGCCTGGTCGGTGAGCGCAGCGGTCTCGCCGACCTCCTCGAACGCCACATTGTCGGTGGCATAAGGCCACACGATGTTGCCTCTCACGCCTGTCTGCACCTGCATGCCTACCTTGCCGAATATGAGTCCTTCGCTCAGTCTCGGGAGCAGGTCGTTGATGGTGAGTGTGATTGCGCCTGAGCTCTCGATGTTGTTCTTGGCTCCTGTAGTGAGCACGCCGAGGGTAATCTCACGCTTCTGGCTGCCGCCTGAGCGTGCGTCCTTCAGGATCTCACGGAGCACCTCGCTCTTCGACTTCACCTGACGTGGCTGCTCAACGGCTGCCATGCTGGCGAGAGCGGCCGCCTCACGGTTGCGGATGACGTCCAGCTCGTTGCGCAAGTCCGAAGCCTCTGTGGAGAGGGTCTCGCGCTCTGTTGCCTCAATCTCGGTTCCGAGCTTGTCGGCGATTTCGTCAAGGCGGGTGGCGATTTCACGCTTACGCTCGCCTGACACTTTGAAATCAAATTTCTCCATAGCGAAATTTTTAAAAGTGAATATTTAAGTTAACTAAATCTCGTTGTATATGCTGTTCACGTAACGTCTCAGTTTTGACGCCTCACGCAGCGTCTCGCGCTTTCTGACCTTCTCGGCGGTGTCTTCCTCGTCCTTGCCGTCCTCCGTGTCTTCTGCGTCGTCTTCTGAGCCGTCCGTGCCGCTTTCGGTGACGGGTTCTTCGGTATCCTCCGTGTCCTCCTTGTCGTCGTCCTTGCCTGCCTCCTTCTCCCTCATCTGCTCGATGACGGCTTCCATCTGCGCCTCACGGGTCTTGATTTCCGTGTCCTCGAAGGCGGGAGTGGCGGCGATGGTCACGTCGAACATCCAGTCGATACGGTGGACGTGGCGGATGTAGACGGGGGTGCCGTCGTCCGTGGTCTCATCGGTGCGCTCGTAGCTGACGGCGGTCTTGTCCTCCTCGTCGGTCCAGTAGGCGAAGGACATCTCGGAGAGGTCGCCACGGCTCACCATCTCACGGGCGTGGTCGCCGATGAAGGTGCTGGGTATCTCGCAGCTGATGTGCAAACCTGTCGCGTCGGGCTCGAGTCTCAGCGTGCCGTTGCCTTTGTCCCACCTTCCGAGTATCATCTCGCGGTTGTGGTGCATGGTGAAGTAGATGCGCTGGTTCATCAGCATCTCACGGGTGACACATCCCGGCTCCAGCACCTCGTAGCACATGAAACGGCCGAAGTCGAGCGGGACACTGCGCACGCCGAACTTCAGGGCGTAGCCTTCCAGCACCTGGGGCTTGCCCTGCTCCTCGGACTGCTCCCTCAGCTGGAGGGATACCGGCATGGTGATTGTTCGTCTGTTCTGTTTCATTGTTCTGATTCTTGGTTTATGTTCGTCTTTCCTCCGCTGAGCTTCTCACTGCCTATCTCTGCCAGGTTGGTGGAGATGTACACGCGGTCGCCGTCCGCGATGGGCGGCTGGTTCTCCATCCTCCGCACGTCGTTGACCGTCATCACACCGTTCTGGATCATCTTCGCCTCGTAGTTGGCCATGCTCGACAAGTCCATCGAGAACACCCGCTTGCGGTCGAAGTCGAACCGGCGCTTGCAGCACATCGAGCGGGGCACGAGCTTCCTGTTGAACTCGCTCTCTATGGTGCGGAGCACCACGTCGAGGGTCTGGGTCAGGAAGGCGGTGTCTGCCTGCTCCGGTGCCTTGTAGTTGGAACCCGCCATGTCAAAGAGATAAATCGGTGGCACGCCCGTCAGGCGGGAGATGTCGAGGACGGCGAACTTGCGGGACTCCAGGAACTGCATGTCGCTCGACGACTGGCTTATCTGCTTGAAGTCCACATCGGTCGGAAGGCTCACGATGTTGGAGGTCATGAATTTCTGCTCCGTCACCTCGGCGAGCTTCGAGAGCTGTTCGTCCTGGTAGTTGCCCAGACCTCTGATTCCCGACTTGTCGTTGGTCAGAATCCCATGAACCATGCCACCCGACGAGAACCGGTTGAGCGTCTCGTTGTCGGCGGTGGCCATGATGCTCAGGGCACGGCGGCCGACCTGCCACAGCGGAGTGCCGAGGCCGTTGCCCTTGGTGTTGAACTTGACGTGGATCATGTCCTTCTCCCAGAGCTGGCCGTACACGCCGTTGCGGATGTCGCACACTGTGTACACGCCATTGTAGTCGTCGAAGCTGACGGTGCCTCTGTCAAGCAGGACGAGCTCCGTCACCTCTCCGTCGGTCATGCGGGGATAGACATAGGCGTTGCCGTCATGGAAGGCACGCCAGACAAGCTGGTATTTCCAATCGAACGCGCCGAGGCGCAGCTGGGGCTGAACGGCGAGCAGGTAATGGAGGGGGGAGGTCTCGAACTCCTCGTACACCTCGCCCTTCTGCCTCATGTAGCGGAATGGGAGGCGGGCGACACTACCCGCCAGCACGTCGAGGGCACGCTTGTAGGCGGTCACGCCGAGTGCCCTGTCACCGTCAACACGGACTGAGGGGGAAATGCCTGAGAGGTCGAGACCGCTCACACCGAGGGACACGGAGACACCTGCCTCCCTCTTCTGCGGTGCGGAGGAAGGGGCAAGTCCTAATATTTCTCTCCAAAAGCCCATTGAATGTTATCCTTAAAAACTTGTGTAAAAATTTAATTTTGTGCAAGTTACGACTTTTTATTGAATTGACCAAATATTTTTGTAAAAATTTTAGGATTATTTTATTAAATAGTTGGTAATTAGATTTTTATATTTCAATTCTAATTTTGATAATTTTTAAATAAAAATCAAATCACGCCCGCCTCCCGACGAACGTGATTCCGCAAAAATATTCAGATGAAATGAAAACACACCAACTCAAAACTCGAGGCTCATCAGCAGGCCGAAGGCCATCAGTGCGCTGATAGTCCCGTCTATCTTCCTTGTCTGGCTTATCTTCATCGGCTTCTTGTTCTCCATCGTGTCCTCGCTGATGACGCAGTTCGTCAGGCAGTAGGTGTTGATGGGGTTGTTGTTGAACTTGATCCTGGGAGGCGTCGCCCTGGCGAACATCTCGAAGGTCTCGACGGGTTTGTTGAAGTTGCCCATGGTCTGGGAGAACGGGACCAGCAGGTCCTTCCCTCCGAGGGTGTAGAGGTTGTTCACGAGCAGCTGCGCCTTGTATGCGTCGTAGCCGATGCGCACGATGTTGAACACCCTGGAGCGGGTCATGATGTCCTCCGTTATCTGCTCGACGTCTATCACGTCGCCCTTGCAGAAGGTCAGGTGACCCATGTCATGCCACATCTTGTACAACTCGGCGTTGGCGTGCCCCTTCAGCGCGCCCTCGGGGAAGTAGTAGTCAGTGTGGACGAAAAACAAACCAGAGCCTGGCAGGCGCATCGCATAGCTCACGGCGGAGAAGTCATCATGAACTGAGAGGTCGAAGGCCATGCAGCAGAGCACCCTGTCACGGGGGATATGACCCTCATTGCTTCTCCAGTAGCCGAGGTCGAAGGCCTTCCGCGTGTCGATGGCAGACACAGGGACGGTGCCCCTTCGCTGGTAGGCTTCCGTGAAGACTATCTCGTCACCTATAAGCAGACGCGCCGCGTCCTCCGTCGTGAACCATGTCTGCTTCTCGTTCACCACGAAGCGGTTGAGCAGGCGGGTGCGGAAATTCAGCATGTTGGAGGCGGAGAGCTGGGCGTTCTTCCACTCCTCGGCATAGAAGTCATCCTGAATGGTCACGCCGAGGTGTGGCTGGACCTTCGCCCAGGTGCGGGGGTCACCGTCCTCGTCGTCCACGTCGGGCATGAAAAGGTCGGCGAACATCGAGTCGTTCTCCATCTCGCCGCGGAGCACTGCCTTGGCTCCCTCTATCTCCTGGTAGCATGGGCCGTCGACGACCTCGCTGGCTGTGGTGATGATGACGGTGAGAGGATTCTGGCGGGGGCCCATGGAGGAGGTGAGCAGGTTCTTCAGGTCGGCGCCTGACTTCGACGCCGTGTCCCTCGACGAGGCGTACTCGTCAAGGATGGCGAGCGACGCGAACAGGCCGTCCTTGTCGGCGGTGGAGGAGGTCAGGCAGCGGATGAGGCTCTCACGCTCGCCGGTTCTGAAGCGCACAATCTCGTTGTTGACCTTGAAGTACTGCTGGTACTGGTCGTAATACAGGAGGATGTTACGGACCTCCTCAAAGCATTTCTTCGCCTGATAGAGTGAGTTGGCCCCGATGTACGCCTCGGCGTTGGCGTCGCCGAACATGAAGTCGTCAACGGCAAGGAAGGCGGCGAAGGTGGTCTTGGAGAACTTGCGGGGCACGAACAGGTAGGCGAGCCTTATGAGCCTCCTGCCAGGCTCACGCTCGAAGCCGAAGAGGCTGGCTATCTGGAACACCTGGACCGGTGTCAGCTTGTAGGACCGTCGCCCGCTGGTGCCTGAGAACTTCAACAGCTCGTAGGTCTTTATCTTCTTGCGGACGAGCGGGGCGTTCCACTCATACCTGTCGGCGAGACGGAAGAAACGCTTTATCTTCAGCAACTCATAGAGGTTGTGGTCGTCAGGGTGGCCTATCACCGTGCGCACGTAGTCCTCCATACGCTGGTCAGTGTCGGCGAGGACACGGGAGTAGCGGGAACAGACATCGCCCATCCCCCGAAGCTCCTCGGACGTCCTTGTCTTCAGCTCCCTCAGCTGTTGTTTCTCTACGTCAGTCATCCTTCAATTCGTTCATGAGGCTCGCGAGCTCGTTCTCACGGCTTTTCTTCGGCCCCTTGCTCTGGCTCTTGCGGTTCAGCATCAGCTTGTCATAATCGTCTGTGACGATTTTGGAGTACTTCGCATACATCTCGAAGACGGGGTTCGGTTTCGTCCTTATGTCGCCCTTCGTCGACAGCTCGTCGAACGTGAGCGGGGTAAGCACTTCGTCAACACAGGAGTTGAAGATGCGCTCGGTTATCAGCTCGTCACGGGCGGTCTTCTTTATCTGGGGGTCGAACGTGGGGTCGTACACTCCTGCCTCGACCATCATCCGCTTTAATTCCTGGATTTTGTCTTTCAGTAATGTATTTTCCATAATTTGTTATCCTAAAACGTTGATTATTAGTGATATTTGGTTTTAAAAAATAAAGGGGTTACATTCTTTGGCGGAGCTGTGGGGTTAAGAGGGGGTACCCCCAATTTTAAAAATACCCCCCTAAGTCGTTGATATTCAACTTTTTATATTATTGTGTTATCTTTTTTTTGTTCTGTAATTGGCTGTTTCATAGGTGGCTGTCCATAAACTTCGCCTTGACCCTTGCAAGGTACTCGTCGAGATGCTTTCTCTTGAGCTCCTTGTTCTGCTTCCAGTTCGTGCGCCTGACGGTCTGTGTCTGCCTCAGCTCCTCATGTATGGCCTTGTGGCAGGCCTCGCATACGCTCATGAGGTTCGCCCTGTCGTATGCCAGGTTCTTCATGGCAACGGGGTCGCGTGTGGACTCTACTGGCACGACGTGGTGCACCTGCGTGGCGGGGGTGAGCCTTCCCTCGCTCCTGCACCGCTCGCACAACGGAGTGTCAGACAGCTGAGCCATTCGAAGCTTCTGCCACCTCCACGTGTTGATAAGTTTCGTATATTCGGGGTTTCTGCTCATGCGCTTTCTCTCTCAGTTGCTATTCGTTCACAAAGATAGTGATTTGCTTTCAATTATGCAAATTTATTAAAGTTTAAGTTTAACTTTATGGATTTATCAGTCGGCGGTGAATGTCTTGTCAGCCATCCTCCTTGCCGTTGTGATGGAGATGTCGGCTATTTCGTCCAGGAAGTCCTGAATTTCGCCGTGGCTTCCCATTATCTGCATGCCTCTCAGCAGCTGTTCGATGACGATGGCGGAGATTCTCTCCTCGTACCTCCGTCTGTCTGCGGACCATGTGGCAGGTCGTGCGTTGTCAAGTGTAATGTTTCCGGTGTCCATGTCTGTAATGTTTTAATGTTGCATTTCTTCCGTTCGGGCAACGCACCATTGTCAGGCGGTTGTCGGATGAAATGTCGAAAAATTCAAACTTTCTTATATTATAATATATTCTTTTATTATTTCTTTATTATTTCCCGTTGACGAAACGTCAATGGTTGATTGATAAAACGTCAATGCCGTTGATATTTTGTCAATGCCGTTGACGAAACGTCAATGGTTGGTTATCGTATCTATTTAATTTATAAATACTTAATTGATACTTTCTTAATCGATAAATCGATGAAAATCGATGGATTGGAAGTCATGGTTGATATTTGGCAATTTGTCGGATTTCACTCATCAGCCAGTCCCACCGCCTTGCATCCCTCGTAGATGTTCCGTGGGTCGGAGAGCACCCTCATGACGGCCGTCACGCCCTCCCTGCACCGCTCTGCCCAGTAGTCGCCGGCCTCCTTGTCACCCAGCCTCTCGCACCTTCTCCTGCCTATCTCGTCCGTGAGCTTGGCCACGGCGTCCGCCAGCCTCTTCTGCTTCTCCTCCTCCACGGCACGCAGGAGCGGGCGGTCGAGCATCCCCGACATCTGCTCGCGTACCTTGTCGGCGTTGCGCACCATGCCAACGGCCCACGTGTCGGCCATGAGCACACGCGTCATCAGCGCGGGGTCGTCAGACCTCACCCTGTTCCACAGATTGCGCATCGTCTGCTCCAGCACCGCCCTCTGCGGTGCCGTCCTCTCCTCGAACCACTCCAGCAGTTCCGTGACGAACTTCCCGCTGTCCGGGTGTCTCCTCGCCGTGTACGCGTTATACTCACGCAGCCTCCTCCTGAGGTTGTTCGCCCACCGCTTCACCCCGCCGCGGAGTATGCCGGGATGTCCTCCCAGCTCCTCCAGCAGGTCGTAGAACGCCATGGCCGCCGTGTCGTTGACTATCATCTGCTGGTAGATGGCCAGGTGGAAGATGTTGGCCTGCCTTATCTGGTCGGCCGTCCATGCCGAGGTGTCCACCTCTCCGTGTGTCAGTCTGTTCATTCCTCGCCTCCTTCCACCCGCTCTATGAGGCTTGTCAGGTGCGCGTGGGTCACCCTGTCCTGCCGCAGTTCACGGAGGTGTCTGAGAATCCTCCTCCGCTCGCTGTCCCTTCCCTCCTGATAGCCTCTTGTCTCGGCCATCAGCTGTCTTGTCTCGTCAATTGTCAGTTCTTTCTTTTCCATATCATGCGTTTTTAAGCGTTTTAAACTAATCAGTGGGCACTTGTTCCTCCTTGCCCTCCTCCGTGCGTCTGAGAGCCTCCTGCGCCCTGTCCACGAAATCCATCTGGTTGTAGTACGACCGCACCGTGTGCCATGCGTTGACCCTCCTCGCGCATGAGAGCACCGTCGTGCGGTTACGGCAGACCGCCTCCGCCACCTCGTACACGCTGTACCCCTCAGAGAGCAGAGCGTAGGCGATGGCGGTGCGCTTGTCGCTGACGTCCTGCGTCCTCACCCTGCTCCTGACAAGCTCCGGGGAAATCCTCAGAGCCTTGCACATAGCCTTAAATCCCTCTTCCATCGCCTTCCTCCTTTTCTTCATATCCGCTCTCAGAACCTTCGGAAATAAGCAAGTCGCACTTGTCCGTGATCCAAATGTTCGGGTCGGCAACGTCGTCCTCCTTACGCTGGGTGAAACGTACGCAGTCCATGTTGTTTCGGCATAGCGTGTTCCGGCACATAGTGTACGGCTTTGTTTCCATGCGCACGATTGCGTCATCAGCGCAGTATCTTTGCCACCCAATGTAATAGTGCCCGTCCCATCGGTACGCGTCCACCTCCGTGCCGTCCTTCAGCCATACATGCGCCTGGTTGGCAGGATTGAACCGTGCGAGCATCTGAAGCCAGTACCTGTACGGCGTCTCGTCAAGGAAATTCTTATACTCCCAATGCCACTTGAAATCACGCTTGACGTATGTGTAGATAAACTCACGCTCCTTGTCGCTCAGCTGGGGGTACACCTTGTCCACCATGATTTGATAGCCGTCCCATCTGAGGTGGGACTTCCCGATGAATCCATCGCAGAACCACAGGAGCTGAAACTTGTCTAAGTTTAATTTTGCCATAGTTATAGTCGTTTTATTGTCTCGTTAATGAATATGATGCAGATGACGCACACGGCGATCACCAGCAGTAAGTCGCTCCATTCCATAGTCACTTGATTTCCTCGATTTTGTACCACTCCACGTCGTCCTCGTCAAGTCCGTAGTGGTCCTTCACGTCCTTCTCGTCGTACACTCCGTGCAGTTCGCTTGTGATGGGGTACTTCATCGCCTTCTCCTTGATTGTCACTTTCCAGTGTCTGTATTCGTTCATGATTCGTTGGTTTTATTGTTTGATAAATCCGTTTCAGTTTCCTCAATCACCATCTTGACCCGCACCTTGCAGGTCTCGTTTTCCTCGATAAACGCATCTATGTCAGCGTAGATATAGTCTCCGAGAAATTGTTTGAATTTTCGGTGACCCCTGTCGCTTGTCTTTTCCTCACACACGGACGAGTATCCGATGTCATCGCCAATGCTCCATCCGTTGTCGTGTTGCTCGATTGTATAAATTCTTTCCATGTCTTATTTTTTTTACTTTGGCGAGTGCATATACCCTCCTAATCCTCGTTCAACTATCTCATCGTTATACTCGCCCATCCTCTTGCAGTCCTTTGTCGGTGTGAAGCCGTATCGGCAATGCCACACAGGCTTGTCAAGGCTTCCGAGAGTGATTGTATGG